TGCAGCAGTAATAGAGTTGGCATCACTATCTTCTTGAACTTCAAAAATAACCTGAGGATCATCAACTACCAGACAATACATTGCAGTAGCCGCTGGCCTATATGCACGAAGCGGAGTATCAGCCTGAATCATCACATAAGGATTATCACCAAAACCAATTACAACACCTCTTACTGCAGCACCAGCAGTAGCTTGGGCGACCGTAGGATACTTGCCAGTAGCATCTGCAGATCCAGCACTTTTAACTGCATCACCCTTAAAAACTGCTGTATTATCCGTAGACGGAATGTAATAAACATTTGCCTGACCATTCCAAGGAGATCCGTTCAAATGTTTGACCGGCTTAAAGCCGAAAGGAGTATCAAGATTTGCCATATTTTTTACCTCAACAAAAATTTAAATTTTACGAAATAGTCACACTTCCAGACAAGCCATCTCTACCCTCGCCACGAGAGTTCCGCTTAATTTGGTTTTCTACCTCACTAATCTTGGCTTGTGATTCGGCTCGGTCTGCCTCATAAATCTCTTCTGGAATCTCCATTAGAACAGCCCTTTGATTATTACCCACACTAGGATTAGTGGCACTACCGATGTTGGTCGGTCTGCCAATCTTTGAATCCCCAACAGGTGAACCATCATCAACAGTGTTCCATCCAGCGTCCTTGAACATCTGAAGGCGATCTCCAGTATCATTAACAAACCGGCGCACGAAACCGGACTTCTTCGGTGCAGTCAAGATATTCCTTGAACCTAAAGGTATTCTCTTACGCGGTTGCTCGCTTTTAACACTCTCTATTTTATTTGCCTGATCTGTCATAACATAATCCTCTTATTATTCTTGCATACTTGCAATATCTTTAATGTATTGTTCTTCGGTCATAATGCCACCGCGAACAAATTGATTCATGATACTAATTTGATCAGGCGTAAGATCAGCCTTACTAAAAGAAGTCGAAGCCCCTTTATTGTTTGATCCTTTATCAACTGGAGAGACAGGCCCAATTGGTTTAGTTGCAACATTGGAAGATGTTCCAGATTTGGAAGGTGTAAACTTTTCTGGAAAAACTTCCTGAACTTTCTGCCTCACTAAGGCATAAATCCTAGAAAGTGGTGCGCCAACATAATTCTGCGCCACATTATCAGCAAACTGTGCCATCTCGTTATCTTCCAAGTACCACTGGTTATCCTGAATCCATTCATCATATACAGGATTTTCAACAGTACCAGACTTGGACGTATCATTAATTTTGGGTGCAGCTATATCTTTCTTCTTTTCCTCAATTTGTGCATCTAACTCTTCAACCTTATCAACATCAGCAAGCTCAATTGCAGACTTACGTTCCTTCTTAAGTGCGTCTATCTCAGCAGTCAGTCTCTTAACATCAGCCTGATAAACCCGTTCATTATGTTCTTTAAGTGCATTAATAGATGACTGAACAGTGCTAAGATTCTCCTTTAAGTCTTTGTTATGCTTACTCATTGCCTTCTGAATGTCTTTCGACCTCAGAATGTATGTGACTGCATCAACTGCATCTTCACCTACATGATCAGCACGCCAACCAAGTTGTGAAGCAAGTTCTTCTACAGAAGGAGCAATCTTGGTTTGATCAGAATCAGCATTACCTTCAAGGGTTTTAGTTTGATTGGAAGATTGATCATCACCAGATTTAGCTACCACAACAACAGTACTAGTCTCATTACCAGTATCTGCTGTTGCTTCTGTAGAAGAACCATTCGTTTCTGCACTTGCAATAATGTCTTGTACAAATTCTTCTGCCATAATAACACCTATTTAAAAGAGTAACCGAGCTAAAACATCATTATCATTAATCAATACATAAGATTCGTCATCCTTCCCGCTCATAGATACACCGGCATAACGAGAATAACTAATCTTATCGCCAACCTCTGCCCAGGCAACTCCGTCGTCAAGGTCTTTCCAGGCAGTTGGGCCGATGGCAACTAATGTCCCTATCGTGGCTGCTTGCTGTTCCTTTTCCAGAGTTGTTTGTGGCAAATAAATTCCGCCTTTAGTCTTTTCTTCAACCTTCTCAGGAAGTACTAACAAGTGTCCGCCAGTCGGAATAATACCGGATTGATTAATATCCATAATGTTTGTGCTCATAATTATTACCCTTTTAAATAATTGTTATTCTTTTAATAACCACTTATCTCATCAACATCATTCTCTACAGCATCACCTTCAAAGGAAATATTAAGAAGCTGATCCAGACCGTTTATTTGGCCAACTGCTCTGTTAGTAAATCCATGTGTTGCCTGTGCATCAGGACCTATGCTATTTCCATTGGCAAGCTGATCAACTATTGACTGCCTAGTCTTTTTAATCTCAGCAAAAAGCTCTTTCGTTACTGGATGATTTTTCCACTCTTGGAATTGTTCACTGGTTAGCATCGTAATGTCCTTATAAACTTACAGATTGTTCAGGGATAATAATATATCTTATTCTTGTTAATAGTATAAAATTATATCTAAGCATTATCTGTAATTGTTCATAAAGATGTTCATATTCCATATTAGATATTTTAATTAAATTATCTTTATCTGTAAGGAATGTAGTTAACTTAACAATCTTATCACTAAGTTCTTTCTGCTCAACTAAAACTCTCTCTTGATATTCTTCCATCTGAGTTCTCCTCAATTCTGATTTACTTTCTCCAATTCTTTCTTTCTTTTATTTGCAGCAGTTGTTACATTTCCTGCATAAAAGACATTTTTGTCTGAAGCATCATCCTTGTTTTTACCTAAACCAAGTGCACGTAAAAAAGAAAACGTACCTTTCTTCTTTTTATCTAATTCATCCATATTGTCTCCTTAACTATATTCACGTTCAACCGTGCTTTCTTTTAATCCACCAGGTGCTTTGCCTAAACTTTGCTGAGTTCTTCCAAGCTCTAACTGCCCAGAGATTTGTTTATCTTTAAGAGCTAAATCTATTGCATCATTGTCCATGTCTGCAATTGTCTTCTCTTGCTCGAGTTGCTCTTTTGGAATACTTACGATTATTTGCTGAGTTTCTGCATTCAACTTAGCAACCTTTGCACTCAGCTCTGCAATCTCAGCCTGGAGTTTTTGCATTGCTAGTTGTTCAGTCGGATCAGGTTGATCTTCTGCAGGAAAGAATCTCTCAACATCTTCGATATCAAGGGCAAGTAAATACTGTCGCAAGATTTCTTGATCATTCAATCCTTGACCTCGCAGCTCTAGCATGGCTTTCGCCTTGAGAAGCCTCTGCATCATTGTGGTGCTGTTCGGGTCACTAACCGGCACAACATCAAAGTCTGCACTAGAAAAGTCAGCCTGAACAATTGCCTGCTGATCATCCAGGACAGCACTATACGTCATCTGATCAAGATAAAGAGCATTCAGTCTCCGTAACTTTATGAACTCTTTATATTGGCTACGATACAGCCGTTTGTGGATTGCACTATAGACTTGCAGACCTTGTTCAATAAGTGCAAGCACAGACTCAGCCGGAACATTCGCGCCTGGAGAGTTACCCGCCAAGATTTCGGTCATGCCGGCTAGTTCTTTACCACTCTCGATTAGCAATCCGAGCAACTGGAAGAGAACATTACTTGGCTCACGCACTGGCATGGGGAAGATGTTCTTGCGAAGATCATCGCCTGTAGCATCAACTGGTTTCCATTCTCCAGATTTGACCTGAATGGATTTGCCCCTGCCAAGTTTAAGACCTCTTCCTAGGAAACCGCTTTGGCGATTCGATAACGTTCCAGCATCCAGCAACTGATTAATTACTGTGTTTATGGCTGAGTTGCTGCTCATCAAAAGTGAGCCAAACCCCATGCCATAGAATCCACCATCAATCGCAGGCATGAAAATGAATCGAGTAAAATACTGTTCTGGGATGATTTTAACAATTGGTCCGTTCGGATCAACTACGCCAGCTTCATCAGACTTGCGAATAATTCCATCCGTGGCAAACCGAGGTGAGATGCGAACTAACTTCTGAGATTGCTCGTGAACAGTGACAACGTATGGCTCTTGATATCCATCCCCGTCCAGGTCGTACCACCGATGTTGTTCAAGAAACAAATGTGGAGTATCTTCATCTACATCGGCAGTCTTATCACTGGTAGCTTGTCCAAGTTCTGCTACATCAAACTTGATAAAAATCCCAGAGTTGATGCGTTCAACAATTTCGTTGTGGTACAAATAGATTCTATGTGTAACTCGTGGAGCCCGTTCCAGTGATTCGGCAAAGTAATTTACAACCAAATCATCAGCGAAGACTATCTGAGATACAGACTTCCGTTCAATTGCATCAAAATAACTCTTTTTGAATACACAACCAATTGCAGGCAACGTAAAGAGTAATTGGTCAACACCTTCTTCCCAATCTTCCATTAGTGACAGAAGCTGGAAAGACATAAACTGAGAAATTCGTTGAGCTTTATCAAACTTAACGTTGTCTGGATCAGTTCCTATTACCTTACCTTTTACGACTTCATTACCTTTGATAAGTTCAGGATACGCTCTAGCAGCAAACTGAATGCAGGCATTAATGATTAATGGATACTTAACATTGGCAACGACTTCGCCAGCATAAACCTTTTTCTTTACAAGAAGCTTCGCCAGGTCGATGATCTGTACATTGAGAGCTTCCCACTCAGTGCGGCTAGCAAGATCTAGCTTATAACCCTCCAGGACCTTAGTGGTTATATCTGCTAAGATTTCCTTATTTTGTTTGTCTGCCAAGTTGGTGATAAGGACAACTGCTTCAGCTCGAAGAGCTTCTTTTTCAACAAGTGCAGTAATAGTTGGATCTGCCTGAACGGGAGATATAATATCTTCGATGGGTTCTTCAGTTGCCCAAAAAGGAACTTGGCCACTTAGACTTGCTTGTTCGTCATCAGGAAGATTAGTTCCTGTATTCAAGGTTGAATTGGTTCGTGTAGGCAGCTTCGCTGCTTGGCCAGCTATAATAGCATTCGCCATCGGAGTCGCTGGATTGCCAGGATCAACAAGTTCCTCTACAGAAAATTCAAAACCATTATTAGCCATTATTAATTTCCTGAGATCTAATTTGTTTTCCTAATCTGTGAACTACCTGTACTGCCCATGGACGCAAAAGTTCTGGATATCCGATAGTCCGTAAGATGTACATTTTATACATAAAACGGAAAAAGCGTTTAGAACAATATCTTTCATCTAGTTCCATTTTAGTATCCGACAGATTAAGTAAAGTGATTATACGTGTAGGCGACTTCGTCGCTTGCAAGAGCTACTTAAATTATTAATATCCTGTAGGTGCAATATAATCTACTATATCTTTTGCAGAAAATGTAATCTCTTGTTTACCAATAGAACGAGAACCAAAACTATAATGAAAAAGAACTCTTTTAACTTTATTAGAAAAGTTTTCTATTCTACGAATACGAATAGAAAAATAAAATATACCAACTCTGAATCCTTTATAAATAGTACAGTTGTCAAAATCAAAATAATCACTACTATAAAACAAATAGAAAGGAATACAAAACTTAAAACTAATAAGAGTCATTTCATTTGATAACAAATTTAAACCATAATATAAAGGTTCGCCTTCGTTTATTTTATGAATAAACATAATTAGTATCCTGTAACTAGACTTGCTTCCTGGTGATTGTAAAGTTCACTTTCTTCCCACGCCTGAAACTCCCAATAAGGCTTAGCGATTGCTCGCTTGAGTCCAGACATAATCAAGTAACGAGTGCAGTCCATAAGGTGATCGCGATCTTTAACGATTTGGCCGTTCTCATCCCGGCGATAAAGCCTAAACTCGCTAAACCAATTAACCAGCGAACCAAACACTTTCAGGCGATTAGTGCTAAGCATTTGCCACACAGCATACAAGCCGGCTTCAACTGATTTGTTAGCATTCTCAAGGTCAAGTCCTAACCCAAAGTATTGTTCAAAAAGTTGCTTTCCGTCATCTTGCGAACGGCCATGTGCAGCTGAATCAACTACGCCTGGAATCCATACACCACGAGCTCTGATAGCATCCGCATGAATCAGTGGCAACTGTTGGCCTTGGTAATATTCGGAATACAAGTAAGTTATGTTGCTGGTAGGATCTGTGGCTGCCCAAACAGTTGCAGTCTTCTTCCAGCCTACATCCAACGCATAGCAGCGGAGCCAATGATCGGGAATAGCAAAATCTTCTACGGTAATATTAGATTCGAGGATAGGATAAATTGCACCAGAACCTAACTGCGGAACGCCTTTAGACCTGGCGTCTCGTTGATGAGGCGGAAGGGCTGCCCATAACTTGTCTTTCTGTTCTTTAGTTAAGTGTGGCGCATCATCCCATGTTGCCTGGATTAGAAACTTGCTACCTTCTTGATTATCTTCTATTTTTCCGTTTGGCATGAACTGAAGAACAGTATCAGTTAGGCCTTCAAGAGGAGTAAAGGTCAGCATAATCAGACCATTCGTCGTCATGGTCCTGGTAATACATTCAGTATAGATGGGCAATGGACATTCTTCGTCCAGCCAGATCAGATCCTGCTCTGTGCCTTCAAAAGACTTTCGACCTTCTGCATAAGATTTGATCTTAATCCGAGATATGCCACCAGAGATATGCTTGACCAAAATCATATCTATAGCATTTGCAACTCCGCCGGCTTTCGGGCTAGTTTTGATTATATACTTTTCTGGTATCAAACCAGTCCCATATTCTTCAGGATTGCCAATAAGTTTATACTGAACGATATCTCTGGCAGTTGTACTGGTCGTTCCACAGGCCCAGATTGAAACTGGTTTGGTGAAACGCTTTCCAGTCCACCAACCTGGATAGCGACCTGTTGCATGTAGGGTTGTTTCGTATGCACCAATCCCTTCGGACTTTCCTATGCGGTTTGCAGCCATGATGCAACGCTCAGAAAAATCTGCGCCGGCTGCAAAGAACTGCATGTGCTTAGGATAATTATCTCGACTCAGTGGACCGTCATCTGGATAATACTGGGTAATCTTATTTTGCTTGATCCGAATGTTCTTGGCTTGCAATAGTTTTAAATATTGCTCTTTGCGGTCTCTATCAAGGTGGGAAAGATCCATCATTATGACCTTTTAATATTGTGAAAGGGATCAAATGATAGGTCTTCTAAAATTGAGGTATCTTCCATCAGAAGGGGCTCTTCAAAATCTTCGTCAGGAATAAAGAGTCCAGCTTGTTCTTCAGTACAGAATAAATCTTCCAGAGATAAATCATCCTCGTTAGCAGGCATCGTGACAACAGCATGATCTGAAGCAAGAGGAATAGTTGCAAAGGAGAGGTTGTGTTGTAAGGACTTTTTAATCTCTGGAAGATTTTTACCACCTGTGCGATTGATAGCTTCTTCTATGGCTGCTATCTCAGCATCGAGCTCTTCATCAGTTTTGGTTTGCAGCGTCATGTCAATGTTCAACCGATCGGGAGCCTTATACCCATTGCGGTCTAGAACATCTTTGGCTGCATTAAATTGTACGGATGCTGGAACAGCTTTGCGAGAACTAGAGTTGAGAAGGTGCTCAAAGGTTGCAAGCGCCTCCTTGTTGAGGCTGACAAGTTTCTTTCTTACGTCCAAAGTTGCTTCGTGCGCCCTGTCTTGAAGGCCATTCAAGTAGGCTTGCCCAAGAGGTGAGCGGAGGATTGTAGATACGGAAGATTGTGCCATACCAAGACGCTCAGCAATTTCCTGATTCTTATATCCATTAAAGGCCATCTGGATAATGTTGCGATGCTGAGATTTTAATTCTTTCAACATGGTTGGCAGCTTTACAGGTGAAGTGGGTTAAATAGAGATTGTAAACCTTTTAAAATTGTCCTATTATAGGAGAACATATTATGGTGAAAAGGTCAATGTTAAAATGCATAAGGACTTAATTTTCCTGCTTTTTCCTTAATGCCGGCAATCATATGCTGACCTCTCTAATATATAATGCCTGCCAAGTTTATGCTAGCTACAATTTGGCTAATAGTGATAAGTTGAATAGTTGGCTAATTATAATTGTTCCCGGACTGATTGTTCATAAGTGAACACTGTATGTAGATATCCCAATTGCCGGCAATGACTATTTGTTTGTCTCCGCAAATTATATGAGAAAGCCTAATCCACTACAGGAGGATCGAGGCATCCACTCACAGGCAGGTTACACGCAAGAAAGATTGTTCCCGCGACATACGTCGCAATCACACAAGAGATGTACCAGGCAAGCAGGTAATCCTGGAAAACTGTGGAACAATTCAACATGAATAATATCTTAACATGATGGTCCTGGCAGACTGGCGAGCAATTAGGAATGATGATGCAGAATAACTCTTGACAGCCTGGACATGGCGAGCTATTATAAGTGTGAAAGGACAGGCAAGATGGAAAGAAAGAATGGTGGAAAATAAAACTTGACAAGCAAAGAAACTGAATATACATTGAAGATTACAAGAGACAGATAGTTGCTTACCTGAATAACCTGGAATTGCTCGAAACAACCTTAACTCTGGAGAAGACCATGATAACATTCATTCCACAAAGAAAACTGGGTATTAACTCTAATGATTGCAATATGTACTCAAATGGTATCTTAATTGGCTATTGCTCATTTGAACAAATTGAACGGGCCAGGAAAAGGGATTTTACTCTATGTAAGCCTATAGCATCCTGGAAGTCTACTTTCTCAATTAAATTGATGAAAGAATTTGGATTAAAATAAACTTGACATACCTTTCCACAGGTGATAAACAGTAATTGACAGGCTGGAAATGGTTCTAGCCACTCGCAAGTAAACCCATCATAAAGGAGTTTTATCATGGCTCAATCAATCTTTGTAACATTGGATACCCTGAAGACGGAAACAAGTGTACCTGCAATTGGTTCGATGGTAAGCCACACTTTGCCTCGGTCAATCTTTCCAACCAGTGAACAGTTTAGTGATGAAGAGAAGTTGGTTGCCTGGGCAAAGGAAAGCGGATGCCTGCATGCATGTTTGCAAAAAGGTGTACAGGCTAAACTGATAGATGCCAGGGCCACCTTTAAGGCTACCAAGAAAGGCGCAGAATGGTCGGCTGGGCTTGGTCAAGAAAACGTGGACAAAATGAAGTGGGAAGCTGCCGAACGTCCGGCAAGCGCAAAGAGTGACGAACAGAAAGCGATTGAAGCTATGTCCAAACTTAGCCCGGAAGCCCTTGCGGCAATTATCGCAGGGATGGGCAAATAACGATTACGCAACCATCTAACTTCGGGCATAGTCCATGCGATTGTGTCCGAGCCTGGAGACTTAGCCATGAAATATTCAAAACGCTTCATAAGTTTCTTTAATCGCAAATCCGCGCCATACCTGCCTGAGTGGGTTATTGAAGCATGGTATGTGCAATTTAATGATGTTGACTTCCATCTGGTGACAGTATGAAAATAGCTAAGCTCTCAAAAGACGTAACTTACGGAATTACGTTTGCCAAAGCAATTAAACTAACCTCAGATCGTGAGGAAATGAAAGTTGTGCGGTGCATCCTTTGTAATGACTGCCATAACGTTGGCAGAGTGCTTAAATATCTTGGCTTAATGCCTGAACGTTACAACAAGGCTATTCAGACAGGCATCTGCATTGAGCTATCACGATAATAAAAAAGCCTAACAACCTTGATTTAACCTTAGCCCGATTAGGTTCATGTGACCTTTTCGGGCTTTTCTTATTGCTAATGCCTAACAAACTGTAAATTGCCTAACAGACTGGATTGCATGAATGATGATTAGATGATGATTGTATGGGCGTTCGATGGTGAACAGGAATATAGTGTGTACAAACGTGACCAAAGGTGCCCAAAGGTGTTCAGGTGGTGTCAAAGGTGGGCACATGGGCACATATAAATGGCACCAAACGGGCACTAAACGTACACACCTGTCACCAATAGGCACCGGCTGGACACACATAATTGGCACCGGCTGGCACCACATTAACATCAACTGGCACCACATGGGTACAGGTAGGCTAGAAAAAGGTAATCATTTCAAAGAGTTACAATCCTGTGTGTCCAAAAGTGTCCAATAGTGTCCAACCGTACACCTCCCCCCCGTGTCGTGAGTGGGGAGGGGTGTCTGTTTTAGTATTTAATTTTTTTATTAAATACTTAAATAGAATGGTCGGGGGGAGGTGTACACACGGACACTTTTGACGCCAACCGTACACAGCCCTCAAATTCCCCAACAATATCAACCACTTACACAAGCAACCTGTCACCAAAAGGCACCAAACCATTACCACCCGGCACCAAAAATGACACCAACCGACACCAAACCCTTGACAAACGGCACCAAACCATGTTACAATGGCACCAAACAGCACCACCTGTCACCACGGCACACTACCTCAATCAACCTCAATCAACGGAGTCTCACTATGTCAAGCCCTCACATGTCCTTTCGCCTAAACCATTACCAACTCGCCAAAGCATTAAGAATCTTAGTAACTCTTGAACCAGACCAACCAATAGCATCATTATCCCAGGCAGCCAAGCTAATAATCATCGACTGGATATCAAAGCACTCCATCCATACATCGTTAGAGTGTGCTCAAGCAGACATAAAAGCCATTGAGACAATCATTGCTCTGCCTGTAAATCAAATAGACCCATACACAACCATTCAAAATATTATGGCTCAAGCAAAAGCACAATCTCAACCATTGTATGACCAACAAGCATTTCAGATAAAAGAACAGGCAAAAAAATCAGCTCAGCAGAGACAAAGAGAAATTGAAGATGCAAGACTCTTTGAACAAATCAAACGTGAATCACGAGAAGAACAAGAAGCAAAAAATAAAGAGCTTGAGACACAAATAGAGTTATCTTTGCATACAGGCCAAAGACTTCCCAAGCCATCGGAATTTCATGATCCGAATAACACCGAATCAGAAATATCAACTATAACTGATTTCAGCCCGCCAAAAGATTGGATAGACAGCGAGGAATAGCCACAACTAATTAGCGGGCATAACGTGGTGGAATTACACAGTTTTTACGTTATGCCCGTATAGCCACCACAACGGCCACCACGCCACGTTTCCCGCCGTCCATGCAACCGTACCCACACGCCACGTCCGGCCTACCACGGCGATCCTACGCCCTTCCTGGCCCTATTTCGCCCTGCCACCATACTATATACACACCACCAACCGACTACCACACCGTAGCACAACGGCACAATCGTAAACCGCCTACGTGTTTTTTGTTGACAACCCCACTTGTCTACGGTACAATAACACAAGATACAGCCATACCATTTATCCAGTTAAAATCACTTAGGAGAATTATCATGGTAAATCTTGACATTAGAATTAACATCATAGGCCAAAACAAGGATAACATCATTGTTGAGTTTAGCGTTCCAGATGAGTGGTCAAACATTCAAGAGATTGCAAAAACTGCAACAATGCAAGACTTTATAGAGTTATACGAATGCATAACACCAGACATAGTAAAAGACTTTTCTGATATTGTTGTTATGAAAAACTCCTTTAATCAATAAATTAAAATCTTTCCTTAGAGCTAATATGACTGTTCAAAAAGTTACTTTATCAATAGATGCAGAAACATACCAGAGATTTCAAATAATCAAAAAGTCAAAAGGCTTGTCAATTTCTGCCTGGGTAACTTCGCTAATGCAAAAAGAGATTGAAGAATACCAGAAAGGACGAATAGTTAAACTTGCTTCAGGTATTGAAATTGCTGAAGCAATGTATTCAGCTGGAATGAGACTTGATATTATTAAAGAAAAACTTCTTCCTGTTTATGGAAATGACATAATTGAAGAAATTATGAAACAAATAAAATTGGTATGATCAAATCCAGGCAATAGATATCAACTGAATTACAACCCTTAAATGAATTACAACCATCACCAGGAGCTACCATGAGACTAACTCAAGCAAACTATTATCTTGTAATTCGCCAACTTAGAGATACCATCAGCCGAGGAACAATCGTCGCAGGATATAAAACCAAAGAACAGGCAGACCAGGACAAAATTGACTATCTAAAACGACTTCCTAATCACAATGTCTGGGTTATATCCAGAGAAGATTATTAAGGTTACAAATATGAACACAACATTCTATTATGCTCTTATCCCAAGTGAGCTATTCCACCTGCAAGAGCAATGCACAATCTGGCTGCCTGAAACCCAGCCACTTGACCAAGCAATCTGGAAGCCCAACCAGATCATAGCAACCTGCGATCTTAGCTACTTATTTCAAATTGCTGAAAAGATCAAGATCGGAGCCATCTCACCAGGTGAAGTTATTTGGATTGAAGTAAAGAATCAAACAGCGACAGCTTACACATTTAGCAACGATGGCAAGATTGCAAACTTTTTCAGAATTGTATAACCAAACCAAGCAACGAAGTTGCCCGCTTTTAACCACCATCCATAAGGAAAAGATTAATTATGAGAAAAAAGAATGGTTCAGTACAACAAATATGGACTCGAGTGGGTAGCCGAAGTACATCGAACCTGGAAATAATTGGCTGCCTAATCACCAGGTCAAAGCCATCAAATTATAAAGGTTTTGACCTGGTTATGAGTTAGTCAATTTAATATCTTTAATATTGCCAAACGATTAGTTTCGCTGTTCATCCGTGAACGGCCATTACAAAAACAACCACTGGGAGGACATATTACAATCATGAAGAAGAAAACAATTCGTTTCTACAACAGCTTTGGTACCTATATGGGATGGAAGTATCTTGCCAATGTGACATACTTTGAACTTATTAACTGGCTCAAAGCTGGCAACACATTAAGATTCCAGAAGCAAACACTTACTAAGGACTCCACCAGTAATGAAATCTTCAAACTTTTGCGGAGGTCATAATGACAATGACATCAGAAGAGATTATGTCTTTCCAAGGCCACGAGTTTACCTATTTCTTTGAAGATGAAGATACAATGCCAGCCTATATTAAGAAAATAGATTTAAAGAAAAATCAAATGTCTTGCTGGAGCTTTTCACTAGTTACAGATAATGGAACTGCATTTCTACCATCAAATGAAAATGAAGAAACTGAAGGGGCTTGTTGCTTATGTTTTGAAGATAGTTTAGCTAAAATTATTGAAATTATTACAGAAATAAAAACTACTGGAAAACGTTTATATAAACAAAGAGGTCTTGGATCTTTTGCAGGCTGTCCATTCTAAGGAGCTTAGCCATGAAAAAACTCTGTCCAGTTTGCAACACCCTCAATGAAGCAATCGGCTTCAATCTAAGCGAAAAAGAAATCCATAACATTAGTAAGATTGGTTTGTCTGAACATCTTTGCAAGACTTGCTATCAGAAAGAACTTTCCGCCAGGTTAGATGCTACCAAAGCTACACTTATCCCACTTAATAAAGAAAAATCAACTCTTCAGGTTGCATACCATAGGGCATATGACGCCTGGAAAAACGAAGCCAGCTTGTACCAAGCAATAGATTATAATCTCAGCCTAATAAAGCATGTAGTCAAGCAGAAGGAAGCCACCATAACTAAGAAGGCTCCCAAAGAAGTTGATCCAATCAACGCTGAGCTTTTCTGCAAACAGTTTCTTGCCACCCTGAGTAAAGAACAACAAGCAGCGATAATTCAAACCTTTAAAGCAACTCAAACTATTGGTATTTAATCATGATTAAAGAATTTCAAGGTAATTATCGTTGGCTATCTAACTTTGCTCCAGTAGATATAGTAATAAGAGATAAAGCTTATCCATCAGTTGAACATGCCTACATGGCTATGAAAGCTCCAGATAATGCTGACTGGCAAAGTTTTTGTAGTAATAAAAGTAATTCTGCAGGAAAAGTTAAAAAAGCATCTAAATTTATTCAGCTTCGACCTGATTGGGATGATAATTGTAGACTTACTTTAATGAAGCTTTTGTTAAAATTAAAGTTTTCACAAAAGCCTTTTCGATCAAAACTCATATCTACAGGAAACCAAAACATTCAAGAAGGCAATTATTGGAATGACAAATTCTTCGGAATATGCCTAAAAACAGGTGAAGGAGAAAATCATTTAGGCCGCTTAATTATGAACATTCGAGATCAAATTAATAATGGAGTATTATAATGTCAAGTCCAATCATTACATTTCGCCTCACCACAGATCAGCTGGCTCGCGGACTTCAGATTGTTCGCAGCCTGGAGCCGAACTTTCAGCTTACGAGTCTTAGCCAATTAGTTAAGATAGTTTATACTGATTACCTGGCAAAAATGACCCTTGGCCAAACAGATAAAGTTGACCAAGACATTATGCAAGAAATTCAGATCTTTATCAGCAATCCCAGAAAGAAAGAAATCAACTTGGCATCCTTAGCAGATGAGGAAAAAGTCACTCATCAAGAGGTATAATATGAAAAGAATACACGTAAACAACATTGTTATTTGTAAAACATATTATGCAGTATGTGTTGGTTCAATATCAGCAATACAGTTTGAAGAGATAATGATCCCTAAAGCCACAGTACATAATTTCAGTACAGATTTCACTTATGACTGGTACTTGTCTGATATTGGTATTGAATATGAAAATGAATCATATATAAACAATCTTAATCGAGTATTTGAAACGGAAGAAGAAGCTAGGAATTGGATAAGTACTGAAGAGTATAAACGAGATTTAGATCAGCATTGGAATATATGTTATTTTGGTAAATACTAACAATCAATCAATTAAAGGAATTCACCCATGAGTAAAGCTCGCGTAGTTTCAACCCGCATGACCATTGAAGACCTCGCCAAAGCGCGTGACGGCCTACTTGCTAAAGGCATCGAAGCATCTGACTTAACAACAACAAGTCAGCTTATCAAACTTACCTTCTACTACGGCATCATTTATCTCTGCCAAGATCCTAAAACTCCACCCAGCCAGGCATCCACAGAATTTATAGGGCAAAAGTTCAGCCAAACAAAAGCAACCAGGGGACTGACCTTAACTGATCTGGAGTAGTTCAATATTAAAAGGAGCCACAATGTTTCACTCATATATTTATAAAGCAATTGGTAGTTGGATATGTAAAACACTTAATTTTCTTCTATTAATTGGCCTCATATCTTTGTGTGGATTTTGTATCTACTTAGGCTATAAATTTATTAAGTTTCTAATTAGTATTTAACAGAGCTAATGCCATGAAAAACCTTCCATTCTACAAAACCCCAAACGATTTTAAATGTCCAGCCTGCAATCAGTCCTGTCGCATAATTGCCTTAGACGATTCATTTGGTTATTCTGGTACTCATTGCACAGCCGGACAAGCAGGCATTCACTATCCATCTGATTATGGCTCGCCTGTGACTGATTGCTGCGAGGCAGACGTACCAGATGCTGAACTTGACGAACCAGATTATGACTATTAATAAGAGGTGAAAGTCATGGTAATGAAATACAAAGGTAAAACTCTTACCACCGAACAAGAGTCGCACGTAAGCACCATTCTTGACGGTAACAATTATGCAATCCAAGCACCTCCAGGTTCTGGCAAGACCTTTTTGTTGCTTGCAATGGCTCGCAAGATGTCAGGATATGGCTTATCCATCTCATTCAACAAACTTCTCGCCCAAGAAGCAGCTACCAAGTTTTCAAGCAGCATAATGTGCAAAACCGGCCATGCATTAGCCTATGGCACAATTGGCTACAAATACAAGAAGAAGCTCAGCAAATTGACAGGCAAACAACTGGCTGATACTTTCGACATTGGTGAATGGCAGCTATATAACAGTCCAGCCAACAAAGGATACTTAATCCTAAATACAATTCGCAAATACTGCTATTCTAGTGACGAAGTTATTCAGTACAAACATTTGCCTAGACTAACAATCTTGCAGGATGCAGACCTGAATATTATGCGTGAAGATTTAGTTCATTATGCTAATCTGGTGTTTAATGAAATGGCCGATGTTAACAAGCCTATGCCAATCACCCATGATGTTTATCTCAAAATATGGGCACTCACAAACCCAATAATTAATAAAGACTTTATCTTCTTTGACGAATACCAGGATAGCAACCCAGTCATTGCGCAAGTTATCAAGAATCAAAGTTGTCAAAAGATCTTCGTTGGCGACTGTTTTCAGCAAATCTACAGTTGGAGAGGCGCCGTTAATGCACTCCAGGATGACAATCTGGCAAAGCTATACATTACTAGAAGTTTCCGTTTTGGAGAGAATATCGCAAGTATGGCAAACACCATAATTACTGGTTACTATCCATATCAGTTCGAATATGTGCCATTTCATGGTAACGATGATGTTACATCTTCAATCCATTATGAGCCACTTCCAGCTGTAGATGCCATTCTATGCCGGACAAACAAAGGCATCATTGCAGAAACCATAGAAGCTCTGGGCAAAAATCTTTCCGTCCACATCCTTGGAGGGACGCAACAACTTACATACCTTATCAACTCTATAATTCAGCTCAAGCTCCAGGGGTATTCAAATCATCCAGACCTCTTCCTATTTAAGAACTTCGCAGATTTAAAGGAATATGCAGATTCTCCAATGGGCGGAGATATTAAACCCATCCTCAAATTGATCGAACTCTATGGCAGGGAACGCTTACTAAGTATACTTGAATCAACTGTGGAAGACCCAAACGAAGCCGATGTAACCATAACTACCGCACATAAAGCAAAAGGTTTAGAATGGCCTAGAGTGAGGCTGGCCAATGATTTCAAGGTTCCCAGTGATAACGGGAATCCAACAACTGAAGAAACCAACATCTTGTATGTAGCTGCCAGTCGAGCACTTCACCAACTCGATGTGAGCAAATGCGAAGCTTGCTGGCCTCATACATTTGACAAAGCCCGTAAGGTTGCCTATGAACAATGGCAAGTAGATCAAATGATTGAACAAGAAACAGGAGATTTACAATGACAGAAAATAAAATTATTATAGACGAATGGACAATTACATACAATCCTAAACCTATTCCTGATCGTAGATTTGATTATGATGTTGTGCATAAAGACTATGATGAAGATAATAATTTATTTTTCTATGCAGCTTCAATAGAAGAAGCAAAACAAGGAATTACAGCTCGCTTATTGGAGGATCTTAACCAATGAACAAGCGACAACTCAAGAAAATAATCACCCTATATCGAGAAGGCTTATCTTGTGAAATCTGCATAGCTGTTATGCTTGACTTAATGAAAGATAAAAGCACTATTGAGATAGCAATGGCAATTCATACCTTCTACGAATCAATATTTGATCTTAAGGAGAGATAACATGCCAGTATTAACTAAAAAAGTTCATAAAGAAATGATGATTGAATTAATTAATCGATATGACAATCTTAAAGAAAAATTCAGCTCAAGATCATTAATTTCTGCTAGAGAAGGCGTAAAAGGGTATGGTTCTTGGCAAGTGCCAGATAATCACTGTGCAACTCTTGGATCTTCTCTAGAGCTCTCAATAGCTGTGGAGGATTTTAAGACAATCTTAGCTGAAATTAAGAAACTTAAGTAATGGAGCCAATTGTGATCAAGCGCAAATTCTTGCCAGAACTTCTCGGAATGAACCTTTACCAGACTGGTCGCAACGAATCTTTTTATGCTTGGAATCATAAACATGCCATCAACAAAAGGCCAAACGAACTTATTTATTTTGTTACAGATGTTGGGAAAAGAATATTAATTATTAACAAATAACCTGGAAACAATTATGCCCATTAATAATACAATAATATTTACTGTCGGTCTAATAATTGGTATAGGAGGAACATCTTTTGCTGGCTATTCTGCTTTAGTTGAACAAGCTAATATGATAACCCATCTTAAGGAGAAAGTAAACCTCGTGCCTGTCGTAACTGTTGACGCCTTAGGCATTTGTAAAGTAACCCAAGGAGGAAAATCCTACATGCTGATTGATGTCACCAATGAAACAAAAGCACTTGATGTAATTGAACAAAATATTAATAAGGAGAAATAATGTGCGAAAGATTACTCGAACATTTCATACTTTTCTTACTCACCTGCACAAAATCTTTCATTTTCCTACACATAAAAGTAAAAGCTCTTACGAGCAGGATAGGAAAATAATGCGAATAGCTAGATTACATATTTGGAGGGTAAAATGAATACTATAAAAAATACTTTGATCTTTCTTGCATCTTTTATAGTAGTAGGCTTATTTGTGGTTCTTATTGATCAATTGTATCCAACACCTCCGATTGATCAAGCAACTTTTCAATCTTATTCTTGTAGTAATGGTATTACATGTGTGAATAAATAACTATGAATATTCCTATCAAATCTATACGTGCAGCTAGAGATGCTCTTGAACTACAGTATATAATATCTTCAAGCGAAGAAAGTCTAAAAAGTTGGAGCTTACCTTTCAGAAAGATACAAGAAAAGATTAATAAGACAAACAAGCAGTATCTCTCTGAACTAGATAAATGGTTAACGGAGGTAGAAAAATGAACGTATATTTGCTACATAGACTTGATTCTGTTGGCTATGATGAATATGAAGCCAAAGTAATTGTTGCCAGGACTGATTATGAAGCTCGCTTATTGGCGAATGTTAAAACTGCTGATGAAGGTCCAATCTGGACAGATCCTACCAAAGTTGTTTGTGCAAACTTGGATTTGCATGTTGCTCGGGTAGTTCTTGAGTCATTTAAGGCAGGGTGAAAAAGGCACAAAAAGGTGAAAAAATTTGTTGACAGGGACGATCCTTTATGTTATTGTACCCGAACAATACCGGATTTTACCGGAAAGCACCAAGGGCCGTAAAAAGCCGTTTTCAAGTCGGGCATGTCGCCCATTCTACAAACCCCCTAATTAGGAGATTCAAAATGTCCATGATCAAAGTAGTAAGTAATCAGGTAGAGCGTGATATCACTGTAACCGAGCCTGTAGTTCTCAACCTTGGGACGATTGAAGAGCTGGTACAGTCACTCGGTGAAGATCTGGCAGTAAACATGATCAAGAACCAGCTCAAGGTTTCTTTCAGGGCTGTTGTTCGTCGCAAGCTGGAAGAGAAGGACGACAATGGTGAATTCAGCAACTCTGATGATACCATTCTTGCCGAGGATTTCAGCGACTGGAAACCGACTCTTCGCATTACTAAGACTCCTGAGGAGAAAGCTCTGGAGGCACTTGGCAACCTTCCGCCTGAAGTTCGTGATGCAGTTCTGGCCCAGTTCAACAATCGGTAAGCCTAATCTAGTTAATTAACCTCTTAATGCCGGAAACGCATTGGATAGCAAGTCCATGCGCACCATTCGACCTGAATTGACAGGTATCGCCAGCATGACGATGTTGGAATCGGCTTCTTAATTATGAGGAGTTATTATGATAACTGGAAAAAAATTAAAAGAGCTTGTTATGTATATTCCTGATGATGCAAAAATTTATGCTTATGAAGGTGAAGATACAGGCTTTGGTATTCGTATGAAGGATGGTTCTTATGCCTGGATACGCGCTCATGATAATGATATTGAAGATGATCAAACAGAATTTAAATTAAATATTTCAGAAACTATATAAAATATTACCTCAGCTAGTTTCTTTTCATTAGGTTCAACGAGAGGATTTCTCAAATGAATTTTTACGAAAAAATAGACTACAGTGCATTATCAACCTATCTCACGTGTCCACGCAGGTTCTTATTCCAATATGTAATGAACCTCAAGCCAGCCGGACAATCCATTCATCTTGTATTTGGAAGCTGCTGGCATTACGGCCTAGAAGCCACGTACAATATCTTAATTAAGGATTCTTCACCATCTGTTCTTGATGCAACTGAAACTTCCATCAAAGCATTCCACAAGCTTTGGAAGCTCGATGGCGAACCATTTTGGAAAAATGAAGATGCAATCTTTCCCAAGTCTCCCGGCCATGCAGCCAATATGTACAAGGGTTATTGGGATCGCTTTCTCGTAAGTGATGTAAAAAATCGTTCAATCTTGGCTGTTGAAGCACCATTTTCCATCGACCTTTCTGTAAAGGGCTTGAAGCTGCCCAATTATATTGGCCGCATTGATTTAATATTTTCCAGCGGTGAGAATGGAATCGATATTCTCGACCACAAAACAGCGAAAGCTATCTACTCTACAACACCCCAAACTTTTGAAATGTCATTCCAGTCAGACGGTTATCTAACCGCTGGCAGAATTTTTTATGATAAAATTCCAACCATTACTTATCGAGTTGCTCTTTGCCAAAAAAGCAAGATTGACTTTGTCCCAATTACAATCAACAAACGCTCAGCGGCGATTGAACACTTCTTGTCTGATCTTTGTCATTATGCAGATGAGATTCAGCAAAACTTAAACATACTTGAAGAAGATATGATTAACTGCCGAGAACGCTCGGATGTGTTGAAATCATTCCACAGAAATCCAGGCTATGCTTGTACGACATTTAGCTCAGTTTGTCCTTATTATGATCTTTGCAGACTCCGAAACAATCCGTTGCACTGGATGGAAAAAGCGCCTCAAGGATTTATTCACTCAGAATGGGACCCGGAGTTGCATGAGGCAAGAACAAAGCAGAGATTGAGTGAGGTATAATTATGGGAACTGAATATAAACTTTACAAAGACAATCAGTTTGGTGAATTAACTATTGATGAAATGTCAAATAGATTAACATTAAACTTTATTGGAGAAGATGAATATACTCATCCATCTAATGATATGACACCACAAGAAATGGCAAAAGTTTTTCTTAAGGGGTTAACAGTCTGTTCCTATTGGATGGATATAGATGAATTAAAAAAGATGATTTCAGATCATGTTAAAAAGGAGTTTTATTAATATGAGCTATTATTCAGATGATCCTGCAATGGTAAGAGTTGACTTCTGGAAACCTTCAGGTAAATGGTACACTACTGAAGCAGTAAAATGGACTGCTGGATGGCAAAGAGAATCATGCTTAATTCATGATGGATTTGCAAAATCTCTTCGAGAGCATTTTAAAGCTAATCCAGATAGATTATCTGATATGGATGCAACTTGTCTGGAACCATACCATGAACTTTCTCATCCAATACAACTTAAAGCAGGTAGTTGGAATAAATAGTAGTTAAGATTAAAATCATTTAAAGGAGTTTTAAATGAACCCACAAGTAGCTACACCACCAAATTTCAACAAAACAAAACTAACTGAAAAGCAACGAATCTTTAACCTCAAATTCTTGCTAACCGGAAATTCAGGTTCTGGCAAAACCCACTTCACGGCAACCTACACCAAGGGACCGCTGCATTATTACATGTTCGACAAAGGAGGCGAAAAGACAATAGAGAAAATTGCATCCAAAAGAACAGACATAACAATTGATAACTTCTCAGCTGACTCTTTGTTATTCTCTGATTTTTGGCGAACCTTCCAGGAAGATGAAAAAAATGGTTTATTTCAATGGCTGAAGGAACAGTCAGGCATGTTAGTCCTTGACTCTCTGACAAATGCTAACAAGAAAGCAATCCATGAAATTGAAAAGAAGTCTGGGATTACTCCAAGTGGCATAGGTAAAAAGATAGACATGAAGATGGGCATGGCACCTGCTCATTGGGGCCAACTGCTGAACTGGATGAGCACTTTGGTAAGCTCACTCCAGGAGTTACCTTGTGCAGTTGCAGTCACAGTCCATTTGCACACGCTCATGAATTCTAACCAGGAAGTAGTAGCAAGATATCCTGCAGTCAACGGACAGTTCAGGCAGTTACTAGCAGCAGATTTTGATGAAGCCTACTTGCTGACGACGCAAGGAACTAAGAGGCAAATATTTTTTACTGAAAAGATTGCATTTGAAGCAAAATCACGAGTATTTGATATGCCAAAGGTTGAAGGCATCACCATGGATCAGCTTGCCACAGCATATCTGACAGGCAAAACAGTCATTCCACAATCTATTTCAGCTTAATTAAAGGAGTTTTAATTATGAAAATTGGACTTAAAGCAAAAGCCTATGAAGGCGTTGTCTGTATTGAGATTGATGACTCATGTGAAGATAAAAATCAATTCATAACTGGACTTTTTAGTTGTCTTTCAGCAGTTTCAGAAGACGAAGTTGATTTTGTCATCACTGTAGGTAAGAAAAAGATCAACATAACTAAAGGAGAAAACGAAACAGAATAAAACTAAACAAAAACAATCAACTCAAACCAAACCTTTGATCGAAGAATCGTTCTTTGGTCATGCATCACACGCTAAACCTATTTAAAGGAGTATTAACTATGTCTATGATTCCTAATCTGTCCGAAATTCCTGACAAAGCTCCTGTTGAAGCTGGCGAATATGACTTGACCATCTCTAAGGTCAAAGAGACCAAGTCTCAGCGTACAGGCAGGTATGGTTGTCAGCTCATTATTAATGTTGATGGAGAAGATAACGCCTCAACTATTTTTCACACTCTCTGGTATGGTAATTACAAAGATTATCAGGGCGATGATGAGGAAAAGAATAACTTGATGTGGCGGATGGTTAAAGATTTCCTTCGCGCACTTGGGCTTGATCCCGACCAGGAAACTGACGAATCTGATCTGGTTGGCCTGAACTTTACGGCTGAACTCAGTTTTAATGATGGTATGAGTACAGACGATGATGGCAATCCGATCAAGGTTGGTCAGCCCAGGAATGAAATTGCAAGAGTAGTTTAACCAATAACTCTAAATAATTAAAACTTTGACGTTCAATTATGAACAACCATTTATTATGGTTACTAAGTAATTGAACGTCAAACATTCTTGCTTTATTTATCTTTACTAAGAATTAATCTGCTAAAATATTAATGTTTAGCAAAGATAAATATTTTTACAAAGGAGATTAGTTATGGGAATGTTTGATACAGTTAATTTTTATTGTCCAGTTTGTGGAGCCTCTATTGATGTTCAATCTAAAGCTGATGACTGTATGCTGAAAGAATATGACAGATCAGAAGTTCCTATTAGAATAGCTGCTGATATTCTTGGAGAAGAATTTACTTGCGGAGATTGTAAAACTAAATTAGAGGTTTCTAGTCCTATTGGAAAATATGTTCAAATGTATTTAAACATACTGTCTATAGGTAATTCAAATGAATCATGAACAACTCATAAAAGAAATCTCCCAAGCAAATATGGCTTATGCATCTGGCATACCATTCATGACAGACAGCGAATACGATTTGCTTTGGCAACAACTTTATGCAATCGATCCACATAATAATATCCTTTACCATACCGCACAAGGCAGAACTGCACTGACGGGCAAAACCTGGCACAAGCATCCAATCTATGGAACGAACAAAGCATTTAACATGCTCGACCTCAAGCCATTCCTTACAAGGTTTGGATCATATGTATTACGGATCGAACCAAAATATGATGGCTGTGCAGCAGTTATAACACTCACAGATACTGGAATTAATATAACTCTTGAGGGTGACGGAAGATGTGGACGAGATATAACTCACTTAATGCCATACATTACGTTTCCTTTCCAGCTTAGGCATTTTCAAGCAGTTGAAATACTTATCCCCCTGAACGAGTGGAACCCAGATTACGGAGCAAACCCAAGAAATGTAGTTGCTGGCTGGTTAGACCGCAAATATGATAAGCCCTCTGCCCTGATGACAGCCATACCCCATAATCATGGCAACCTATTTGAAGAATATACCTACTCCGGTAGCTTAGAAGCTATGGGAGATTTTCTACTTGAGACCTACAACAAATGGTCAAAGATCTATCCGATGGATGGCTTGATGATCAAGGTAGCGGATGAAAAAGTTAGGCTTGTTGCAGGTAATAATGGACAGACCAATAACTGGTCAATCGCCTGGAAGCCACCAATACAAGTTAAAGAAACAAAAGTTGTTAATATCGAATGGAATATTAGCAGACTCGGTCGGGCAATACCAACAGTTATCTATGAGCCAATTGAACTTTGTGGTACTACTAATAATCGCGTAACAGGCAATAATGCAAAATGGATTGATGAACGTTGGATTATGCCAGGATCAGTCATTTCTGTAGGCAAAGCAGGCGAGATAATTCCAAAGATTTTATCTGTTAAGAATGTTGAAGATTATAAAAACTTGCTTCCCATTCACTGTCCAAAGTGTAGCGAAATTCTTCAATGGGAAGGAGTACATCTTGTCTGTAATGGAAACAGTTGTATAGCTAAACTGATTGTCTCCATTGCATATTTCTACTCTCAGAAAGGTATAAAAATCGACGGAGTTGGCGAAGGCATTATAGAAAAACTACTTCAGAGTGAAAAATGTTATTCAGTATTATCAACTAAGCCCTGGGCACTTCTTGATCCACTTAGCTACGATCTTGTACCAGACATAATAAATACAATTGGAGTAACAATTTATAGCAATATCGCTGAACAAGTATTTTCAATGAATAATCAATGCACAATGGCCCATTTTGTAGCAGGATTAGGACTTCCAGGCTTGGCATACAAGTCATCTTTGAGGCTTTGCCAATATTTAAGAACTGGCCAGATTAATATTCACATAACTGATAATGCTAAACGCAGCTTTGTTGAAGCAGCTACTATTTATACTGAAGCAATTAAGGAAATGAAAAACTTCTCTTTTGCCCCATTACCTAGTGAAGCGAAAGCAATTTATTGCATTACCGGATCGCTAAGCCAGTCACGAGAGACTATGATAGAAATTTTGAATACTTATGGATATGAATTTTCATCTGGAGTAACGAGAGAAACAAACTACTTAGTCGTCGGTACTGAACCTGGCAGAACCAAGATAGAAAAGGCAACTCGTTACAACATCCCTCAGATAACTGAGGAACAACTTTTTAACCTTTTACGGTGAACAAAATGCTCAAAGAAGAATGTAAAGTAACTGCACGAATAGATAAAGACTTGTATGATCAAGTCCAGGAACACTTTCACCATGGCCAGCAGACAAAACTGTTCAGGCAAATATTCCTTTCGCTGAAAAGCATTATTAATGGTGGAAAGCTGAATGAGGTTCTTGATTATATGTATAAAGGTAAAGCATTAACTCTGCCCGGCATAGAGGAATAACCATGACCTTTAACGAATACCAAAGTCTGGCAAATTCAACTGACATTTATCCACCAGACAAAGCTCTTGATTGCCACATTCTTGGGCTTGCCAATGAAGCTGGTGAAGTAGCAGGTAAGCTTAAAAAGATTTATCGTGACAAAGATGGACTTATTTCACCAACTGATGTACTTGAAATATCTAAAGAGCTTGGAGATGTTTTGTGGTATCTATCTTGTACAGCCTATGATCTTGAAATAACACTTGAAGATATAGCAATAATGAATATTAACAAACTTGCTGATCGTAAAGAACGTAACAAGCTAGGTGGTTCTGGAGATCATAGATAAGGAGATAATTATGAATCAGGAATTAAGATCAAAATATGCTGAATATATTGCTGATGCAATTAGATATATTCAAAAAGAATCTAAATTAACTTTACCAGAAGGTACTATTTTAATTACTAAATCATATACTGGATTATATGACATTAATGACCTTATAGGTATAAAAGTATTTGTTTGTGATATTCCTAGTGCATATGATTTTTATATTGCTTTTCCTTCTGAAAATGAAAAACACTATAAAATGCAGAAATATTTTCAAGAATATTTAGATTTATATCCTTTTGATCTTGATTAAATGGAGCAAATTATGCCACTAATGGATCGTATTTACTGCCGGTCATTCTTAGAAATGTCTTATCCAGAGCAGGCCAGACTGATTGAACGCGTTCGGACTATGCGAACATCTGCGCTGAACGCAGCACTTGTTAAGTCTCAAAAGATCACAAAGTCTGCAATGAAGAACATTTCTAAGAACTCTGGAACAAAGCGCGGCAAGAAGATGCTGGCTGATCCTACTAAGAACGCAACAGACTTGCTTGGTAAACTTTCAGCAGAGCAAATAGAGTTAATCAAAAGGCAGTTTCAAAATTTAAACTAGGTTTAATTATGGGAGAGCTTATAAGCAATCAAGATATTGATGATTCATTTATGTTTAATTCTATTTATATTCAAACATTTGATATTTATGATTTGATAGATAGAATTATTACAATAAAATCATTTAAAGATGGTGATATTGAATTAATCTTTGCCATAGATATAGAAACAAAAGAATTATTTCTCTTGAAAGAGATAAAACATATAAGGAATTAAAAAATGCAACTCTTCCAAATAGAAGAAAGAAACATTTCAGACATCATAATCAAAGATCGCGCCCGTACAGCAGTAGGCGACATCTCCAGCTTAGCTGATTCAATCTCGATGGTCGGCCAGCTTCATGCAATCCTAATCGACTCGAATAACGTCTTAATCGATGGCCTTCATCGCATCGAAGCCTTTAAGAAACTTGGCAGGGAAACAATCGAAGTAAGGGTCTTCGATGGCATTACTGAAGACGATCACTTTTTGATCGAACTCCTCAGTAACATGGACCGAAAGGAGTTTCTGTGGCATGAAGAAATAGACCTCAAGTATAAGCTTCACAACTATTGGGTAGAAGCAGCAGGCAAGGAAAGCAAATCTTGGGGCTATCGTGAAACAGCCAAGCGGCTCAAGTGCAGTCTCGGTGGCTTATCTACTGACCTAGCTTTCGCAGAAGCTCTCAAAGTCTTCCCGATTCTCAAAGAACAGTCTACTAAAGGCCGAGCTAAGGAAGCTTACAAAGCTCTTGGTGAACAAGCTAAGGCACTTCAACGAATGGGAAGTTTCACAGATGCTGAAAAAGGGCGTTTAGTTGCTCTGCAAAATGGAACCATGACGGCACCGATAAAGAACACGGTAACTCAGAATGTATTTGAGAAAACCAAACAAGCCAAAGAAAGACTTGCAGAATTTGACGAGGATGATGAAGAGCTTAACGATGAACAAGAATCAACCAGCTCTAACATCCAAGTAATTTATGTAGCCGAAAACTACAAAACCTTCCTAGATAAGATTCCAAGCAACTCTGTGGGGATGGTAGAACTCGATCCTCCTTATGCAATTGATTTCAACGATAACTATGGTAAAACGAATAAGATCGAATGTAAAGCCCAAGACTGGGATGAAAAAGAGCTTTATGACTTCTACTTTAATTATCTTCCGTTAGTCTATGAGAAGATGCTTGACTGTAGTTGGGCTTTAGTCTGGACAGGCAAAGAACATTTTATACAGATCAATAACATTGCAAGAGAAATAGGATTTGGAACTCAAGAACCAGGAAGCTGGAATAAAAAAGGTGGAAGTACAAATAAACCAAAAACAAGAATGGTGAGTAGTTGGGAAATGTTTTTACTTCTTTCTAAAGGAAATGCACAATTTAATACACCAAGTTTTGATTCATCAGTAATTTTATCAACTGTTCCTTCAAGTCAACGCATTCATCAGTGGGAAAAGCCGATTGAGCTTTATGATCATTTCTTAAAAGCATTAGGTAAACCTGGAACGTTATTTATGAGTCTCTTCGCAGGATCTGGTAATTGCTTGATTAGTGCAGCCAAAGAAAAAATGATGCCAGTTGGTTGTGATAAGAGCCAGAAGTATATTCCAGAATTTTACCAGAGACTTGAAAATTATTTGGGAATAACTGCTGAAGTGGAAGGACTTTAAATGTTAATTGTATCTAAGAGATATCATAGACTTTGGAGAAAAGGACGGAGTAAACTTGAATGGACAGAACAAGTTTATAATTACTTACTAGAATTAAAAAGTTTTTGGAGAAGTCAAGGTATTAATAGATATTGATGGATAAATATTATGACAAAATATAAAGTAGGCCAACTATCAGAACAGAAAGCCCCCATTACGCCTGGTTCTAACTGTTGCCTACATAAAAACATCGTGCCACTCGAAATAGGTTTTGCCTCCAAGAGCTGGCCGAACGGCTATAAAAATGAGCCAAACTATAACTTTGCTATCAACATCATCAGTGCAAATGTTATACGAGTTCGTTCTTATCTTTGCTTAGACTGTAAGCAGGAAATAAAGGCTCCGAATCCAGGAGCATTGACAAAGGATCGGATATGAAAAATCAAAATATTTTACCATTAGTTCTTTTAGATGATGATGGAATACGTCCAGCTGGCAAACCAGATGAATGTTTATATTGTAAGCAAAAAGTAGGGGAGGAGCATAAATATGATTGTGTTATTTTACAAAGAAAAGTAAAAGTTAGATATTCGTATGTCATTGAAATTGAAGTTCCTTGGTCTTGGACAGAAGATCAAATATCCTTTCATAGAAATGGAAGTTCTTGGTGTTGTGATAATTCATTAGATGAATTGGAAGAATTAAGAACTCAATTAAATGCAGAAAATAATTGCTTATGTTCTGTTTTTAATTGTGATGTTATAGAAATTCCAGATATGAAACCTTTTCGTAAAAATAATAAAGAAGAAATAGTTCCTTAAATATAATAGAATAGGATATAGGTTATGATATGAATTTATTTAAAAAGTTTTTTAAATCAAAATCTACTTCTGAAGAAAAATCAAAACCTAATCCTGGAGAATCGTGGGAATTATTTGATAAATCTCTGTGGCCAAAACACTCTATATCAATAACAATTTTAGATGTTAAAGATGATTGGGTAAGATATGATATGTCACCTTTGTTTATGGACCAAAGAATGGAATTAAAAAGTTTTTTACGTATTTATAAAAAAGTAAAATAATAAATAGGATATAAGCAATGATAATTCCTAGCATATCAACTACAGCAACTCCGCAGAAAGAAGGTTCTTTCGATTGCTTGGCTGTAGAGTGCGCTCCAACTGATAACATACTCACGGCTGAGATCGCTATGATTGGCGAAGCTCCAGGTGAGATTGAAGTCCTGAAGAACGAACCATTCGTAGGTCCCACAGGATCTCAGCTTAATCGCATTTGTGCAGCAGTCAGACTTGCCAGGTATAAAATCTATCTCACCAATGCTTGCAAAGCTAAGTTTCCAAAAAACAATACTGCTGTCTTATGGACTGACAAGGGCTATCGTCATCCAGACTGGAGCAAATTGCAAGCAGCACTAATTGATGAGCTTGCCCAATTCCCCGGCAAAGTTATAATGTTGCTTGGTGCAACTCCGATGAGGCTATTGCTGGATGAACCTAAGTTTGATTCTATCACAAAATATCGCGGTTCATTCTACCATGCAGAAGACTTTCCTCATTTGAAAGACAAACTGGCAGGCAAGATAATCGGTTTGTCTTATCATCCATCTTTCACCCTCCCATATGGACAGCCAATCCACTTCTATACAATGATCGCAGACTTTACGAAAGCCCTGAAGATTATTGAAGATCCAGAATTGCTCGTTGATAATGTGGAAATAAAAATCAAGCCTAGCTTTGAAGAAATCATGCAGTTCTATGCATTGATTAAGACAAAGCAATATGTAGCATTTGACATTGAAGCTACGCCAGAATTTATTACCTGCTACTCTTTGGCAATCTACCACGATAATAAGATCCTCTCCATGTCTGTTCCTCTAATGAACAACCAGGGCAATTATTGGGCAACAGCAGAAGAGATAAAAATCTGGACTGGCTTAGCTGAAATCTTGAACGATGACGCTATCGGCAAGATTTGTCAAAATGGAATGTTCGATATCATGTTTACTTTCCGTACCATGATGATTAAAACAGATAACTTTTATTTTGATACAATGCTTGCCCAGCACATATGCTATACAGAACTTCCAAAGGGGCTTGATTACCTAACTTCGACATACACATACTTTCCATACTATAAGGACGAAGGAAAGCAATCTCACCTTAAGGCGATCAAGAACTGGCCACAATACTGGACTTATAATGCCAAAGACTCAGCATACTTATTGCCAATAACTGAAAAGCTCTTAGAAGAATTAGGTGAATTTGATTCTATGGATGCTATGGATTATACCATGAACCTCCATAAGCCTTTAATAGAAATGGAGTTCAATGGTATCTTGACTGATCAGAAAGGCATTAGTAAAAGAAAAAAAGCACTTGAAAGAATACTTAGACTTCTTCAATATAAATTAAATAAATTAACTGGTAAAGAACTTAATCAAGGTTCATCGAAGCAAATGATAGCTTATTTCTACGGCATTTGCATGATTAAACCATACGTGAATCGCAAAACTGGAGCTATCTCTTGTGATGCTGTAGCCATGCATAGGATAGCAAAGAAAGGGATTAAAGGTTCTGCAGAAGCTAGAATTATTATTAAAATGCGAGGATATCAAAAACTTTTATCTACTTATTTTAATGTTACTGTAGATGAAGATGATAAACTTAGATGTAATCATAAAATAACTGGCACAGTTTCAGGACGTATTTCTACTGAAAAAACTTATCAAGGTTCAGGAACAAATCTGCAAAACCAGCCTTATATGTTTAAGTATTATCTTATTGCTGATGAAGATTGGATTATGTGTGAATGTGATCTTGCAAAGGCTGAAGCTCATGTAGTTGCCTACCTAACTCAAGATGCTAACATGATCCAGTCATTTGAATCGGGAATAGATGTGCATAGTTTTAATGCTAGCAAGATTTTTGGAATTCCGATTGAAGACGTTATTCATGAGGCTAAAACTAAGAAAGCAGATCAGAAATCAACCATGAGATATATGGGAAAGAAGGTAGTTCATGCAAGCAATTACAGCATGGGTGCGCAGACTTTCTCAGACAATCTTGCTAAGGAAGAAATTTTTAAAAGTCAATCAGATTGTAAACGCTTACTTGATAATTATTCTGACCGATTTCCTGGCCTCAAACGCTGGCACAGATCAATCGAAGAAGAAGTACAGAAGAATCGAGTTCTATACAACTTGTTTGGCCGACCTCGCAGATTCTTGGGTGAAATGAATGCAGCACTATTCAGAAATGCTTATAGCTACAAACCTCAATCAACAGTAGCTGAGTTGTTAAATCGTGGAATGAATAAAGTAGTAAATGATCCCAGGCTTGGCAAAGATGGATTTGACATTCGCTGCATGACAACTGTTCATGACTCGTTTGTATTTAGGTTTCACAAAAGCCAGATTCCAAATCTGCCTCAGATTCTTCTTATCATTAAAGATCATCTAACACATACGTTTACTTACAAAGGAAAGAGCTTTACCATTGGCTTGGATGCTAAGATTGGCACTCAATGGGCTGGTAATACGGCTGAAATTAGTAAGTTCACTCAGGAAGAATGTGATAAAGCTATTGAAAAGATAGGATTCTAATATGAATACTTCTTATCAAGATAAATGGAACCGATTAAATAATCCAAAAACTATTGAGGACTATGGATTATCATTAACTGAAAAAGAGTTAAGAACTTTTCCAGAAGGAAGAATAATATTATTTGATATAAAAGTTAATCTGCGTAAAGAAAAACAACTAAATAATAAACTAAATAAACTAAAATTAAACATGCAACAAACAATAGAAAATCTTATTATACAAGTCTTAAATTCAAATAAATAAGGAGTTTAATTATGGAAAATAAAAACATTAATTCAGATAAAGAAACTAATTTATATGGAATTTTAATTGTCCACATGGCTAGATGTTTTGATGCTGAACGTATGAAAGAAAACAATATAGTTTTTGTAGATCATTGGGCAAAAGATGAAAATATTTGGTATATAATTTCACACCCTTCAGAAGAAGCGAGACAATATACATTGAGTATGCTTGAGGATAGAAAGGCAGCAAAAATAAAAAATCTTTAATTTAAATATTAAGAGATAATAAAATGGGAAAGCCCATTCAACAATCGTATGTTGCTATTCAAGGAACCTTTTCATGTCGAGGCAATTAGATAATTGGTTATCACACTACATGAAGTACACACAGCGAACAGAGCCACCAGAACTTTACCATCTTTGGAGCGGACTAACTGCAATAGCTTCTGCCTTACGAAGAAAGTGCTATTGTAACTGGGGAGCACTTCGTGGTTATGTTTATCCAAACTTATTCGTATCTCTTGTCGGTCCACCTGGAGGACGGAAAGGCACAGCCATGAAAATTGCAAAGAGCTTTGTACAGAAACTAGACGTTAATATCGGTGCAGATTCGTTAGGCTCTACCCAGGCGTTGTATAGAGAACTCATGGACAGCGAAGATACTTATGTCGACCATGCTGGATTAACTCGCAAACATAAGAGCGTATCAATCTGGTCAGAAGAATTTCAAGTCTTTCTGAACGACAGAGATCAAATGTTATTAGCCTCCCTGACTGACCTATTCGATTGTGCAGATACTTGGAAGTATAAAACCCTAGCAAGAAAGACTGAAGACATATCTAATTGCTGGCTAACGCTCTTTGGTTGCATCACTCCTAGTCTTTTGCAATCTAAGCTAAGTCAAGACGCAGTTGGTGGTGGCCTGATCTCTCGAATCATTTTCGTAGTTGGTCAAGGCCCCAAGCAAAGAAGAGCCTTACAGTTCTTGACTGAAGAGGAGGAAGATACACAAAAGAATTTAGAAAACGACCTTCAGGAAATTGCCAACCTATCCGGGCAGTTCACCCTAAGTAAGGATTTTCTCAAAACTTATGTGCGTTGGTATGAACAAGACTATGACGAGTCTGGAGTGCCAAGCGAGCGATTCTTAGGCTATAATCATAGGCGGCCACTTCATTTGAATAAGGTCTGTATGTTGGTTTGTGCTGCCGAGTCTGATGACATGATCATTACGGCTGAACATTTCGAGCAAGCCTTGGCAATAATGCAAGCAACAGAACTTGAAATGCCAAACGCTTTTTATGGACTTGGTTTATCCAGTCAAGCTAACATCTATGCCAAGATACTTTCATTCATTGATAGTCACGAATCTTTTGAATGGACAGAACTGGTTAGGAACTTCCACCTGGATGTAGACAACATCCCTCAGCTACGTGGCTATGTTGAAATGGCTGAGCAATCTGGAATACTCAAAGCAGAGAATTCTGCTACAACTTGTATGTATACCACAATTCGTAAGAAACAAAAGCTTCGAGACCCAACATATCTTGACAGAACAATATTTAGGTTGATGGATAGAAATGTTATTAAAAATCAAATGGAGAAGAACTAAATGACACCAGCTACAAAAGTACTATTCTTTGACACAGAAACTTCAGATTTTATCAAAAAAGCTCTTTCTGCCAACGATCCCGAGCAGGCCTGGACAGTACAGATCGGTGCAATACTAACTTATGGTCAAAAAGATCTTCTTCAAATGAGTGTGATTATCCAATCCGATGGAAGAAAAATGAATTATTATGCTCAAGAGGTTCATGGTATTTCAACAGAGCAAGCAGATGCTGATGGAATTCCTGAGTTTATAATTGCTGAGCAGTTTGGACTAATGCTTCGACAGGCTGATCTTATAGTATGTCATAATAAAGATTTTGATTGGAATTACGTTTACCAGATGATGGAACGCAACTTAGATACTTTATCAGATTTTGCAAGATCTGCATTCTATCTTGATACTCCTAGTTATTGCACTATGAAAGATAAAGCAGTCGTCAATATGTGTGGTCTAAAGAACAAGGCTGGCAAACCAAAATGGCCAAAGCTAACCGAGTTGCATGAGCACTTATTTGGTGAATGTTTCGATGGCGCTCATGACGCATATGCAGATATCAGCGCAACTAAGAGATGCTTTTTTGAGTTGGTGAATAGAGGAATCGTTATACCGAACCTAGAGGGTTAATATGAAATGTAATAATTGCAATGATACTGGGGAAATAAAATATTATTATGATGCAGGTGATCATTTTGGTGCAGGTACTTCTCCATTTAGTGAATGGATTTATGAACCCTGTCCTGATTGTACTAAGAATAATAAAATTATCAAAACTAAGGAAAAAAACGTTTGCATGAATAAGATGGTAATGTTATCTTACCTTAGAAACCCTTATGGTATTGATGAACTTGAATTACGTACAGCAAGATTGCAAGCTGCTACTGAACTTGAAAGACTTTATAAGATTGAAAAAGGCTTGAAAGACCTTATAGCAAAAAGAGAAAAACATAATAATGGAGTTTAACTATGCAAATTGATCCTTGCCCATCAGAAGAAGATTATGATTCTGGGCCTTCATTACGTGCAGCTGAATGGCAAAGCTTTGCTACTAGAGTATTCAATCATATTGAAATCTACACAGTGCCACAATATGGTGATAAAGGCCACGATCAATGCTCAGAGTTTAGCGAATCTGACTTTATCACCCAGATGAAAAAGTACCTAAATCGTTATGGAAAGAACTCTCGGGAAGGCCAACAGAGGCTTGACCTACTAAAGATTGCACATTATGCAGGGATGCTTTATACAAAGCTAGCTGAAGAAACCCAAGAGATTGATAAAATAATCATGCATGAATAAGGATATTTATGGAAATCCAAAAATTCATAATCACTATTCAGTGGGGAAAAGGTATGCATTATGTTGCATCTACTTGTGATACTGAAAAACGAGCAGCAGAGTTAGTTGCTTTTCATACTGGAAGATGTGATAAATTAAAACTTAAAACCAGACGCGGAGCTAAAGCAACTGTTCGATCCTGGCAATTAGTAACAGAGTCTAAGTGAATAAATTTATGAAGAAACTAACTGAACTAGATCTACAAAATGCTTTAGATGAATGCGAATTATTACAGTTCAAATCTCATGGAGATTGGCTGGCTGGCATGGCTAAGAGATTAAATGCAACTCTTGGACTTACAACGGAGAAGAAAATTGTCAAAAGTTTTCCTGTGCGGGCAAAACAAACTGTGATTAAAACTGGCAATTCTGTTGAACCAGAAGTTCCATGCAAAACCTGAAGTGATTAACTACACCTGGAGGGTGTAACAATGCCAATGACGTTCAAATCTAAAGTGTTGCAAAAACTCCAAACTTATTTACTTTCTCGGGAAGCAGAACCAGTTAGAGATGCAGCCAATGTAATAATTCCTAATGGAGTTACAGCAGCAGCAACCATACAGGCAATTAAAGATTGTATTAAAATAGTGGAGGCTTGTAATAATGAGATTAATTATAACGATTGAATCAAATGATAAAGGCTTAAACTGTTCTGCAACGGTTGATGGAATGGATGCTTTTAATCATGTAGAAGCCAACACTTTTGCTGTAGGTGCTTTAGAAATAGCAAAAGCATCTTTACTTGCTCGTCGATGGGGTGTGGAGATTGGCATGCCTTTAGTTGATCCGCCTGAAGATGTACTGAAAGAAGAAATTGATCCCAGAGAAGATTTGCATAATGATTTGATAGCAGCATTAGCTCATGAGGATGGAGAATGAGAATATGAAAATAATCAAACCAAGCATTCAATTTTATGGGGCAGTCCCAACTGAATACAATGCCGCTCTTAAGTTCATCGAGATGGCAGGCAGAACATGCTATAAGTCAGAAGACAAGATAACTGAAGATAGTGCAGAAGGATTCGTTCGGAAGTTGATCAAGGCTGGTCATCTGGCTATGGTTGAGCACTCGAATTTTGTGGTGCGAACAACATTTGCAAGACTTCATTTAGACATAAAAAAGGTTATTGGTAAGTATCTTAACTCCAAAGAAGTTAATGGCAATTTATTTGTAGGTGGAAATCTCACTGCTTGGGAACAAACTTGGTCTTACTATGATAGTGTATTTAAACCTTTCACGAAAGTCTATGGAGACTTATTTGGTTTTGGAAAAGAGGCAATGAGAGAGTATCCAGATGATTGGACCATCTGCCTTCATGACAAAATTCCCAAAGAACTCCACCGCTACGCAGCAAAATTCATCTGTGATCGCGGGGTCAGTCATGAGTTGGTACGTCACAGACCATGCAGCTTTGCACAGGAATCAACCAGGTATGTGAATTATGCTGGCAAGGATATGGAGTTTATTGAACCGGATGGTTATGAGAGCTGGAGCATCCCTAACAAAAATAACTTTAAAGAGTCCTGTGAACAGACACAATTCCATTATAATACAATGATTCACGACGGACTCAAGCCCCAACAAGCCCGAGCCGTCCTGCCCAATGCCCTGAAGACCGAGATAGTAGTTACGGCAGATGCAGCAGAATGGTCGCATATCAGAAAACTGCGAACAGCTAAGTCAGCTCATCCCGATATGCAACGAGTAATGAATATGATGCCTTGGGAAGAGTTCTTATAAAACAAAAGCCAGAACCTACGATAACTTGTAAGTTCTGGCAATCTTTTTATTGCACCGTACCTGTAACCTCAAAATATCTTTTCAATATCATCTCCCGTTGCTGTTGCAACTGTCCAAGCCTTTCCCGAACATTTGTTGTCTGATCAATCTTTTTCAACTTATTAATTACTGCCTGGTTCCGATTGAGGGCAGATTGAAAATTTTCATGCAATTTCATTTGCTTGAATCCATCCAGGTTTGAATTCAAGAAAGTTCGCTTGTCTTCCGAGTTTTCAAGCTGCTTCTTGAAGATGTCTACTTCCTTGCTGACCTTACCAAACTCTTGTTCATTGCTACTCTTCTTATAGTCTTCTCCACGACCGTAGTGCCAATAATAGAGCTTACCACCAATTGGGATTGATTCAACAATTCTGGCATGATCAAAATCAATTGTATCTCCCGTAATGTAAGATCCATACAATTGGTTAAGATCCTTACTGATGGAGTTTACAAACCTGAAGGGAGGCAAGATCTGTCCGATTAATCCAGATCCTAAACCTTCCCTAGTAGTTTGCATCCTTACATACTTTGATGCTCCGCCCATGGTTAAGAAGTTTTCAATCACGTGATCTTCAAACTTAGTTTCTTTACCCAACATCCAGTCTTTAAGTTCATCCGCGCCTGCATTAGCAAGTGTAAGCAAACTTACCAGCTTTATCATGTTACCAATTCCTTCAATAACCTGATCCCGTTCGCCAGTCTTAATTTTGTGCCAGGCTTCATTTCTGAAAACATCAAACTGCTTTAGTGTATATGTCTTGAGCATATAAAACACTCGACCATTTCCACTCTTGAGATATTGCTCTGACATTTCAGAAAGCGCTACAGGTTGAAAATCCAACAACCGATGATAAAGTAACATCTTTACATTGTCTGTTGGATTATTTGCAAGCAAATCATTTATTACACTTTCCGACTGTGTTCCAAAAATAGGCTTGATTTGCTTTAACAGTTCTGTTCTTCCCGCTTCTGTGCTGGCCATAGCTTTGTAGGTGCTAAACGCATTGTTAATCAATGTTTCCTTGCCGATAGAGTCAATTCTTTCAAGCCCAACTTTTTTGAATACCCAACTTACTGCATTCCCCAACGTAGTTCCGTCTGCAAACTCCTGAGCAATCCTTTCAATCCCGAGATCTTCCTTAGTTATTTCAGACTTCTTAGTTATGGCTTTACCAACATTCTTAATTGTATCAGCCAGGCCACGTGGTGTCCATACCTTGCCTACATACATCGCCCAAGCAAGATCTCCAATCTGAGTCAGCGCTGATATTGGCGATCCCATCACGTCGATGTATGACATATTTTTATAGGCATTAACTATTCCTGTAGCTCCATGTTCGTGGAACCTAGCATCAAGAATATCTCTAACTACTTTTTCATCATCTGCTTGGATTCGACCAGACATTCGTAGGTCATTAATATATGTTCCAATATTCTCAGTGTAATCTCTTTGCAGTTTGTACTTATCCAATTCTTGCTCAATCCTAATTAGGTCGCCAGAAACATCTTCTATGCGTGCAGCATTATTAGCTTTTTCATAATCTGTGAGCATTACCTGCTTTCGTTTCTTCTCAGCCTTTAGGGTTGCTATTCTTTCTGGAACCTTACCAAAGAAACGTCTTGCTTCTATTTTCTTAGTCATACTATAGATGTATTGCATCAATGCTGCATCACTATCCATGTAGAACTTATTCAATTCTGGTGGAACAGTTTCATATTGCCTGGCTTGAATATTGCCTGGGCCACCAATACCTAGGTTCCTGCCAAGTATTGTGTTGCTCGCAATATCTGCTGCCTGTTCAGGATACTCAATTTCAAACTTTTCAACTGTCATACCCAGTTTGTCTGCATAAACTTTGATTGCATCAGTAATAACTGGTCGTTGAGAAATTCCTTTAGTTGCCTGTAAGAAGCCTTCTTGATCCTTAATTATGCGAGGCCAGTATTCTTCAATAAAACCTACATCATAACCAACATCAATTGCATCCTGCCTAATCTGATCCAAGACTGTTCGTAACTTTTCTTGATCAGCAGTCATGTTATATTTTGCTGCAATCTCTTTTATCTTCCCTTCGTCTGAGTTTCTCCTAGCTGCATCCCAAACAAATTTGTCTTGCGGACTCATTTGCTTAGTCTTTTCCAGCAATGGGTGAGCAATTCTTAAGGCAGTTACAATCTTTTGTGCCGTCCGAAAATCGAGGTTTCTAATCTCTGCACGAAGCATCGGATCTACATTTTTTAACCTGGTTGATATAGACCCCAATCCCTTGTCAATGAGTTGCTTAATTTCATGTCCGCGCATACGAAGCGTCTGTCCGATTGTACGAACCAAACTATTTCGTTCGCTGTACATTTGGTGATAAACATCATCGCTAATCTTCTGAACTGGGGCTTCACGAACCTCGAACATTGGCATACCTTCACGAAGTGCCTCAGCTTGACGCTCATAAATCTTTCCACTTTCTACTTCACGAGCCAACCCTGAGACTGTTTGCTTACCAAAGCTGAACAATTGCTGAAAGAAGTCTATTACTCGCTGAATCACTTTACCAAACGCAGTGTTTCTGTATTCAGCTCTGTTGACCATGATTTGAGCAAACATGTTCGCACGATTCTCAACCATTCGTTGCTTAGGGTCTTTATGAGTACTAAGAGCAAAATCAAGCTTGCCTGCCTTTCTCAGTTTATTAAACTCCTTATTCAACGCGCTGTCATCTGCTTCTGTAATCAAACCCAAGTTGTCAAGAACATGCTTGTTTTCATGCCAAAGAGTCTTATTGTCTGCAAAGTTTTCATCAAGAAGAATTTCATTCTCTACTGTGATGCCAAGGATCTTGCCTGTCTTTGACATCTGGCCCGTTTCAATTGCTAACTTAACAAGGCCTTGACCAGCACCTTGAATGCTATTAATTGTTAAGCCTTGGCCATTTTTGAACTGTACAGATACTGAACCATTTTCATGTTGAGTGACTGTTTGATTTGGAAAAGTCTTTTTAATGTCTTCAAGATTTACTTTACCTAATGCTTCTTGATTTTCAGTTGCTTGAAACTGTGGAGCACCTGCTACTTGTTGTTCATTAGTGAACCCACTCTGCAAACCTCCGGGCAAGTTTCTAGGAACCTCAGTTTGAACTGCCTGTCTATTTACTGATGGAACATCACCAAGACTTTCAGCAATTTGACGAAACCTTACCTGACGTTTATTTTGTTCAGCTAAAGACGGAACAACATTTTGTTTTGCTTCACTTTGTATCTTAGCATCCTGCTGAACATCTTTTTCAATTTCAGTAAGTTGAGTCTCAAAGAACTTCTTCCTCATAAATGCTTCCGTTCCAGGAGTCATTTTTTCATTGCGAAGATTAAGTTCTTTTTTAACCTCTTGCCAATAACCCTCTAGAATAGATTTTTCTCTTTCAGTAAATTTCTGTGTTAAAAATACTTCAGCAGATTCCTGAGCATTCTTAACACCAGGCTGAAGAAACATTTGATTATAAAGTTTCTGCCTGACTGCTGGATCACTCTCTTGAGTAATCGAAGACATTACCTTTTGAAGTTCTTGCTTTCGTTGGTTAGCAATAGCATCTTCACCTTGAGCAGCAAAGACTTCTGCAGAAGCAGCAGCGTCTTTAACTCCAGGCTGCATGAACATCTTTTCATACAGTGTTTGCCTAGCTTGAGGATCAGGCTCAATAACTATTTCCTCAAGAACACTGTTCAAGCGTTCCTGATCTTTAGCTCTTACAATTTGATCAAACTGACTAGTGTCTGCATTAGCAATAGTTTCTGCAGATTCACTTGCATCTCTTTCAAAAGTCTGAAACAAGCCATCATAAACTTTCTGCAACTCTTGTTTCTTTTGCTGACTCTGAGTGTTTGCAATCTGAGTTGAAAGCCTATCCAGGATGTCTTGCTGCTCAGTAGATTTTTCACCAAAGACTTGTGCTGATTCATTTGCGTCTTTATTAACTCCACCGAGCCAAAGGCTATTGTAGAAGTTTTCCTTTTCCTGGCGAATCTCATCAGCTTTCTTCGGATCACTGAATTCAGAAGTCTGATTAGTTTTTTGCTGAAGCTGCCTGTCAAGAAGAGTATTTTTCTCCTTCTTCAGATTAAAAATCCTGTCAGCAATTGATGCCTTCTTTGTAGGATCAGTTTCATCTTTATATTGTTTAAGAGCTATCTCTTCTCTCTTATTAATTGTATCAAGATCTTCGTTGATTTTCTGAGCATCAGCAATTCTCTTCTCAGCTAACTTATTTTCAATCTCTTTTGCTTGCTTCTCTTCAGGAGAAAGTGCTTCATATTCTTTCTTAACCAGTTCTTCTTTCTTCTGTCTTCCAGAATTAATCCGATCCAGAAGACTCTGATTATTTTTATTATCCTCAACAATCTTTCTAATCACTTCAGCCGGAGCAACATTTTCTTTTCTTGCTTTTGCTTCAAGTTTATCAAGATCCTTAATGAGTTCTTGGTTTGAATTAATGTCAGTGGTTAACTTTTGAATGATTTGTCCAAGTTCGTCTTCTTTCAGATTGAGAATATTTGCTGCTCGCCTGTCAAGCTCTAACTCTTGTTCAGTCTTTTCAGCTGGCTTATCTACTCCTGGAAGTAAGTTTGCTCCAGCACCCATTACTCCACCAAGAATAATAGCTTGTGCAGCTCCCTCAGGAACTCCTTCCAGCAAAGGCTTATCAAGAGCTGCATTAGTAAATATTGTTTCTTGAACAGTTTGTGGTAATTCCTCAAAGACACCTTCAGTTATACCACCCCCAATAATAGATTTCACAACACCTTTAAATCCTTCTTTCTTAGCAGGATTTAACCCAGAAATTACCATCGTATCTATATCAGCAAAACCAAGTTTCTTGGCTAGTGATCCACCGACTATGCCAAAAGCTGTGGTACCCAATCCTGATACTACTGCAAGTGCCGATTGTTCAGCAGTCAAAAGATCATCAGGTGTGGCATTTCTTATTTGCTCTGCAGTTTGTCCAGCAGATATTGCACCTTCACCCACAGCACCAGCACCAATAGCAGATCCAGTTTTACCCAAAGTAGTTACAGCCTTCGGTACTAATCTGCTACTAAGCGCCATCGCACCACGACCTAATACACCACCAGTAGCAACAGATGGCAATGTCTCAACAATACCATGAGCAATAGTGCTTGGATTTTCCAGCATTGCTTGTGCTGTATCAACAAAGCCTTTTGCAGCATCAACCTTTTTATTTGCTTCTTGTTGTGCAAGAGAATATTCTTCAGAAAGATCTGCCTGCCATTCTTCTGGCTTTATACCAATATGCTCAAGGCCACGACCAACTCTACCACCAGTTGGAATATCGGCAAGCCCTACAATTCCTTGACCTGCACCAATAACACCTTTAGCAAGAGATATACCAGTATCTTTTAATGTAGAGCCTAAAGTACGTTCAGGAACAGGCGTATCAAAAGAATCAAACTGAGCATAAGGATCTTCTGAATCATCAAACTGATCGTAAGGATTTATATCCATATTTAGTGTTCCTTATAACTATATTAATAATATAAATTATTTACCTTCTGCCCAAGATGGTAAATATTTATATCTTGCTTTAAACTTAGCTGCTGTTTGAGGATTCTTTCGTAAGTAATCAAGAGCAGGATGATTTTTTGGAAGTTCCATTGGTTGGCCAAGTTGTTCTGGTGTTCCATCAACATAGCCAGTCTCGTCAGCATTTGGCATTAGAAGTCTTTGTCTCTTAGTATTTCCAGTAGGATCAATAGGATCGGATTCCTCAATTAGCATAGGTTTTAATTTAGCTTCCTTAACTGAAGGATTCTGTAATACCTGACCTTGAATATCACGTAACTTATTTTCTGCAATAACACCTTGTGCATCAATCCTATTCTTCTCTGCATCAAGAGAAAGTTGATCCTTTGCAATCTGGTTACGATCTAAAGTAGAAAGAAAATTTGCACGATTCATATCTCGATCTGCTTCAGCATTCATTATTTGTGCATCAGCTCGAGCCTGCCTACTTTGCAGACCTCTTACAAACATTCCACCAATACTATCATCTACAGGCTGCTCTGTATTTAATGGATTTACTCCGAAGAATCTACCACGAGGTGTATCTCTTCTTACTGCTTGCTGAGCAAAATAATCATCCCAAGTTGGTTGCTGCCTACCTGACTGATTTATACTTCTTAAGTTAATATTACCTTTATCTCCTTTATCTTCTTTATACGAAAGAGTATTTCCACCAATATCATAAGTAGTTGTATCTCCATCAGTTGCTACAGTCATTTTACCTAAGTCTGCATCTCTCTGAGCATTAGGAATTTCCTTAAGTTTAGGTAAATTTGAACTTACTGGAGGTTGATATAATGAAGGTGTTTTTGGTTCACTTAAAGAAGTTGCTTGAATTATTGGCTTTTGAATATTTTGTGGATTACTTCCACCATAAAATGCTTCATTATTTGGGTCTCCTGGAATAATTGGGGCTTGTATCTTTTTTAAAGGCTTAGGAACATTAAAATTTTTATCCGTAAATGATTCATCCATAGTAGGAGGCAGACGTAATCTTTTCTTTTTTTCTTCTTCAATTTGATTCAAAGCCATTTTAGCCTCGCAGATTAATTTTATTATTCAAACGCACTAACAGATTGAGATACAATACTGTTCAAAGACATCAATGCCGCTTGTGCAGTCTTAGCAAAAACATCTGCTGCAGCAGCAAGTGCCTGAACATCAACTTGACTATTCTGAGTAGCATTATCTCTTCTATGCTTATAAACATCAACCCCTGCACCAAGTTCAGCAAGTTTTGACTGCAAAATCATTTGATCCCTATTCTGCCTTGCTCTGTACCAATCTGCAGCAGCACTCATCATCTTAGCTTTAATATCAGTATTTAATGCTGCAATTCTTGCTGCTGAATCTGGAGCTACTGCCAGCGCACGAATATAATCTATTGCTGCCTGCATTGCTGCCAGTCTAGATTCAATAGCTTTACCAATGGCAAACTTAATAGTTTCGATGGCTATCTCAATTTGTTTTACAGCAACAGTCGTTGTCGCGATTCCGATCCTGCCTGCCTGTTCAAATGCTGCTTGGTTAAGATCATAAATCATTGGTCCCTGGATAAGTGAAAATCCTCTTGCAGCATATCCAGCAGTTATTCCATTAGAAACTCTCTGCCCATCTCTAATAATTCTATCTCTTTCACGCTGAATTATTTGATCCTCAAGTGCTGCCGGAATTCCTGTTCCACCATTAGTAATTGTATTTACTAACCAATTTGTCGCTTCATCAAAAGCATCACTTGCCAGGGGATAATAAGTAGCAAAAAAGTTTGCTAATTGATTAGATAACAAGGCAATCAATGCATCACGTTCTGCTTCATAATTATATTTTGAATCATCTACTGTAGGTATTTCTGGCTCGATTGCTTCAACAGTAAACCCTGTAGCAGTTGTGGGTGGAGTAAGATAAAATCCTGCGTTACTTCTAATAAGATCTTCCGCAGCATCTTGAGCAGACTCAGTTGAATTATTTGCAGTAGCAATGGCATTTTCAATAATTTGATTTACAATCTCTGCCGTAGTAGCCATTAAAGTCTCCTATTTAATTGCATAATTTCAAACATAATATTTTCAAGATCAAAATTATAACCATTATTTGTAATTATAAAATTCCAATAATATCCAGAAAGAATACTTCCCATATTAACACGATGCCTTGTAGTAACACTACTCGAATCTTTCATCAAAAATGTACGAGTTTGTCCATCAGTCTCAACAGTTAATGAAAGTTTTCCACTTGAGTTTAGGCCTAAATAAGCAGAAGTAACTCTCTTCTTATAAAATGATCCTAAATCAGAACGTCCAAAATCAACTAAAGCATCTATTAAATCTCCATTATCAGTAGTTCCAGTTAATTCATAAATACCATCCATTGCAACACCATAATTTTTGCCTTCATACGTATAGAAAGAATTATAACCATAATTATCATATTGACTTGTTGCTTCAGTATCTATGTTAACAACCCAAACTCTAGCAGTCTTATCAAGAATTGCGGTTGTTCCTTGCCCCGCAATAGTAGTATTGATTGCAACTATATCTTCAGATAATACTGCAGTAAATGTACCAACAACAGTATACGAATCTGAAACAGTAAGTTGCTCAAGAATATTAGCAATTGCTATTCTTGTTGCAGTAATAGTATCTACAATTGTCCCAGTATTATTTATAAAAATAATATGCTCAACAACTGTCTTTGATGCATCTAGAACATAAATTTCTTCTAGTAGATATTTCGTCCCAACTGGCGGACCTTCAAACATCATGCCCCATCTTGACGAGAAGATCACACTCAGTTCACCGTACTCCGCTTCCTCAAACATCCTGCCGATGAGTGATGGAAAGTCGGCGTTGACTTCTCCTCTGCCGATTGTTGTCGTAGTCATCGAGCAAACGAGTGCTGGTAACATTGCGAAGATAAATTCAGGTGTCGCCGGGACGAAAGCAAGCTCCTCAAGATACGCGGTGAGAGCCGGGAAGGTCGCATCAATTGCCCCGTAGCCATCGACCGTCTCAAACATCTGACAGCCGAACGCCGGGAAATTTGCCCTGATATAATCCGATGAACTCTTGGCGTACAGTGTGCCGGCGCCAGAGCAGATCGCCGTTGTCTGCTGGTATGTGAGCGACCCGGTTCCCTCAAGAAATGCCTTGCAAGTCCCTGCTTGGAGTAACCCTGTGCCGCCCAGTGTTGCAGTGCCAGTAGAGATAACTTCTCCGTCCTCGAATGATGCATCAGTTATCTGGTCGCCGCTGGAGTAGAGCCGACCATAGGCGTACAGGTCGATGAACTCGGGGACTGGGGTAGGCGTTGTACTGTGGTAAACTACAGTTTCAGTTCCTGTAATCACTGCGTAAACAATCGAGTTATCCACCTGCCGGTAGATCCTGAACTCTGAATCAAAACTCGGTATACTTTGCAGGCTGGCCTTGAATACCCCGTTCTCGTAAACATGCACTCCTGTAATATCTATCGCCAGGCCATGTGTGAACTGAGATATTGACTGTCCGTCCATTCCCGCTGGACCGATCATCATACAGGCCCCTGAGATATCGCCTACTGTGAAGCGCAAGTATGAATGAAAAGGGTTTATGCTCCTTGCTGTAGTATCCCAGGCACTGCTCATCAGTTTAGCAATCTCCATCACTGGAGCTTCTATAATAGGATTCGTGACTACTGGGTCTTGAGTGGGGGTGGTGGTGACAACGGTTACAGTTGTTGTGGTAGTTGGAGATGTCCCGGTTACACCAATAGGGATATAGACAGGGGTGCCGTCTGAAGATATTATCCAAGGGTTGGAGAAGTCAGCCCCGCCGCCACCATACCCGCCACCGAGAACAAGGTCGGTTACTGATCCATCACCAGTATATGTCAGGCTCATATCAGTACCTCCTGAGTCGGGTAGTTGGTCGAGTCATATCCGACGAAAACGTAGAATCCAATGCCGCTTACCCCGTACCACGAAGCGACGTAATTATCCCCCGGCCACACATAAAGAGGTTTCCCCCAGTCCTGATAGAGTTTCTGAGTAAACAGGGTGGTCTTCATTGGTTCTTCTGCCCAGCCGAACAACGCCTCTTTCAAGAATGCAACTTCTGAGGCAGTCGCAACCCTGATATCAATGGCAAGGGTGGTGGTAGATTCAGTAGGATACGTTTGAATGACTGGCAAAGCACCCCCCACATATTCTCCAGTCGGATACTCAACCACTGACACCGATCCTTGTGAGGATAGAGTGCTGCCAGTACCAGCCGGGACAACTATGTATCGCCAATCTTTTGAAAGTATAGTCATGGCATTCCTATTGCGTATTTATCGTAAGGGCCGACAGGACTCTGCGGGACTATCGGCGGACACTGGTAGGCGGCGAGGGCGTTACACCTTGGGTCATCACCGTAGAGCCCAATGGCAAAGTTATCAGCATCTCCGACCGGGAATGGCAGTTCTCCCATTACTCGCCAGGGTTCTGTGCTTGCATCTTCTTCGTCAGTTGCTGCAGTCCAGTTCAGTGAGGCGAAAGCGTATTTCTCCACCTCTGTCGGAACTCCATCAATAATTTCCTCAATCGTATGCTTGACCACACCTAGCAGAAATATTCGTTCAGGCGTAACTATACAAGGACGCACATTGATAAGTTCTACTCCTTCAGAACATTCAGGCAAGATGGTCCAGCCAGTGAATGGGGATCCATAATGTACAGCTCTAACGCCAATCTTAACCTTGTTGCTAATACATAAATAAAGATGCGTATCTTCGAATAGTCCTGCATAAGTAATATCTGGTCTTACGCCCTCTTCTTCAGATACAGAAGTAGGAACAAGAACAGTTGCTATATACAGTCCATCAGGAGTAAACTTAACCGCACCATACTTTCTGGTCCAAGTATAAATAATTCCTGCATGATCGTGGAACATTACTGAATCGTAGGGCACTGTGAAATTGACATTCGGATATGCACCAGCAACCTGCTCAAACATTCTCTTAGCGTTGAACCAGTCACCTGAAACTGTCACAATAGCGAGGTCAACAAGCAAAGGCATGAACTGATTTGAATTTACCAAATGCACATTCCCTCCGACTGTCATCGAATAGAACAGCCTCCACTTCTCTTCATCTGGATTATCGTCATAATATACTGATGCTTCGCAAACTTCCGACCCAGACGAAAACACATGACAAGAAGCGTTGACGGCATGGAAAAACGTACCTTCAAAAGCATAAGACCCAAGCGGTTCGCATGATCCGTCATTCACCGAGTTGCTGAGAATATTCCGCAGTGCTTCGGGCATGGAGTCGTTCAGTATCTCGCTGAAGTGGATAGTGTCTTGCATCCCAAAGTCAACGTCGATGCTGTAGCCTACGGCCTTTCTCAAAGGATCACCAACAAAGTCATAAATCCATGCACTGTGAAAGGTGGTATATCTATCATCCCCGGTCTTCTGGTAGATCCGCCAGGGGGTATAAGCATCCGCATATTCAATATGCTTGGCAACGCAGTCTATCCGGCTTGCCTGGCTCCCGTTTGAAATATAGAACGAAGCGGTTTTTTCAAAGACCTGCCTCCACCAGTCGAATGTCCCATCATCAGCAAGGTCGTACTTCATCGAGTCGGAGACAATGATGTTGAAAGTTTCCCCGTGAAAAGGAAGCAGGACGGGAGAACAAGAATAATCAGTGACAAGGACTGTTCCTGAGTAGGTGGTATCTCCGTTGAGCAGTCCGAAGTAAGACTGGTTCACCGCAGGCAGGAACTTAACAGGATAATACCCTGTTTCTATCGGAATCTGCCCATCGAAGAACGTAGTAAACTCCCCGGCAATTCCCAAGTCCTTGAACATCACATACAAGTCTTGGGCTGGATTGAATCCGCCTGCCCAATAATCTGCTACTGCAATCTTAATTCCATATTGTGTCGAGCAGGCTACAACCGCGCCCATTGGAGCTGTCACTTTGCCGCCGTTTAGGTCTTTACTGAGTTGCCATACCTTAAATCTGAACCCATCCCATACCGGACAAGCAGAAGGAATATCCATCTCCTTAATCTGTGCGAGCTTCTTCTTAGCAAACCATCTGCGTTTCAGGCTGCGGTCGCCGTCGAAGGTAATCATTCAGCAATCTCAGTCTGTCCAGAAAAGTTCGTCCAAAATACTGGTGGAGCAAGGTCATAATCTTGCCACGTTCCATCGGGAGATGTGGCCGTATAAACAGTTCTGGAAATAGCCAAGAATATCTCACCATTCCAAAATATTTCAGACCATGATGTAGATATTGGCAGCGTCGTAAGCGTCCAATTTATTCCATCAGATGATGTGGCGGACGAATTTGAGTTATACGCGATAATGCAAAAAACAGTCCCATTCCACGCGATGGATGCCCATGACCCAGATGAAGGAGTTGGAAGAACAACCTCTGTCCACGCAACACCATCAGTAGAGATTATACATTTATGCTGGTAACCAGATTTAAGATAGTTTGAGAGAGCACAAAAGATTGTACCATTCCAAACTATCTTTTTGTATGTCAGTCCAGAAGGAGCAGCAGTATAACTCCAGGTTGTTCCGTTAGAAGATGTCGCTATCCTATTAGCTCCAACCGCACAGAATATACTTCCATTCCAAGTAGCCCCATACAAAGACATTGATGCAGGAAGACTGTGCTGAGTCCATGTTATTCCATCTACCGACCGAAGCATGGTAGACACTGCAACTGTATCACCACCTATTGCATAAAAAACCCCATCTACCGAGAGAACAACGGAACAGTTTATATCGACAGGGAACGCCCTTTGGGTCCATGCTTCTCCATCTGGCGAGGTCATAACCATTGTTGCTTTACTACCTGAACAAAAGACTGATCCATTCCAGGCTGTAGATGTAAAACTAGAGGTCCCGGGCAGTGTTACATTTGCCCATTGCGCACCATCTGATGATATTGAAAAAATGTTACTAAAGTCGAAACTAGAAGCAAGACAGAAAACATTTCCATTCCATGCTATAGAATCCCAACTTGCTGCAAAATTGGAACTAGATAAAGAAATGATCATCCTTTACTCCGCAGGAACTCCAAAGAAAGCAGCGTCAATCCGCTGGGTGTCGCCGAGGGTCTTGAGTGCGGTGGAGATAATCATCTCCTTGCCGACAGTCCCGACAGTCAACTGAAGGCGTTTCTCTGTGGTAGCAACCCCGCCGGCGTCAGCCGCGTCAACAATCCGCGCGAATGACGGATATCCGGTAGCCACATAGTCACCCTGCCATACCTCTGCGGATGCCTTAGCGATAACTCCACTTGAAGAAGTCGTGGCAAGATTAACCCCTGTCCCTGCCCCATTGAGAGACACGGTACAGAGCAATGTTGCCGACCCGATAGAAGCTCCTGCTGTTGCAGGAACAAATGTCAATGCTTCTGCAAGAGAAACAGTAGATCCATAGATCTTGATGACTTTACCATTAATCAATGCTTCAGTATCCCCAGTAACATTAAAATGATCCTGTGCTGCCGTTGATAATTTCATTATGACCTCAATTGACTGCGGCGATTACCTCGCCAATGTTAAGGGAGTGGACCTGTGTAGCGACAAGGGGTCTGTTGGGAAGAAGGGGACCGGCCATGTAAAAAGTACCGACTGTTGCCGCGCTCCATATCCCTATGTGTGTAACTGTGTACCCTGCTGAACCTGCTGCAACTGTCCAAGAGGCCGCCAAATCGGACAGGCACATTCCCGTCCCTACAACTGGATCGTCAAAAGTAATAGCCTTCCGTATATAATCTGCATCAGTACCGACTACAACCTCATTAGCTCCTGTCTCTCCTGGATCATCTGTATGTAAAGAGACAAACCATGCCGTTGGTCTGGTAACTGCCGTAGTAGTAAACATAAAGGTAACAATCAAATCTTCTGCTGCATTTGAAAAGCTCATATATCACCCCACCAGTGCGAAGCCAACAGGGACACGTAAGGCTCCACCGTTAGAATTGATTATTTCAGGAGACGGAAACAGAACTCCTGAACAGAACACTCCAGTAGTTCCATCCCATGTTGGAGACGAAGAAATAAAAGCTCCTCTGACTGTTACTCCAGCAGCAAATTCAAAAATGTTTGGATCGGCAAGCGTAGTCAATGTCGCGTTGGCAACAGCTGGAAACGTAATGGCTTGTCGTGCTGTACCTGTATAAGACTTGACCTCACCGCAAGCAGCTATCATCTCAACCATTGTATCTGTAGCAATCGGTTGGTAGTTATTGCCATACAAGCCTAGATACCAGGTTGCATATTGCGATCCTCCAGTAAACGCTGCTGCGAGCATGTAATTCAGCTCCACAGTTGGCATTATATTATGAACTTGCTGCACCGACAAAACATCTCCGTCAGGTCCAAGGCGTTCAATGGTATAAACAAACCCTATTTTTTGTATCTCCATTATGCTCTCCGAATTTGTTCTGCAGTTATCCAACTACTTGCTGCCATAGATGACATTGATGAATCTTTAAGACTTGCTATTGCTTGTTTTATTCCATTTTCTTCCCTAATCAGCATAGCTCCTTTATCACTATAATCTGGTGCTACTTGATTCTCTTGCATGTTTTTTATTTCTCCTCCATTTCCTGCCATTATTAAACCTCGCGTTGAAAACCAATATACATTTCCGTTTGCATGTTTTTGACCTGTACCAAGAGCAGCACCATATTCAAGTTTGGTTAATTGCCGAAAATTCTCAGGCCCACTACCAGCAAAGAAATAAGTCTTATCAGCAACAATCCAAACACCATCATCTACTGGCTCAACAACAGTTATGTCATTGCTGAATTGAAAAACACTATTACTTAATTGTGAAACAAGATCAGTTGAATATGCTTCAGTTACATAAAGCAAATTATCTTTTGCAATCAAAAGTCTACCATTATGTTCTCGAATAATTTGTCCAGCAGGTGGTTTTGTCATGAATAATGTTTCAAGAACCTTTTCACCATCATAAGCTAGTGTTACTGAATAACTCAGCGTTCCAATCGCAACATCTCCACACTGATAAAAGACTTGACCATTCGCTGTAGTCATGTACAATCGTATTCCAATAACCTGACTATCACTAGAAGATGGAAGACTAGTGAAAACAATACTACTATTTTCTGTCACTGAAACTGAAACAATGTCACTTGCTCCAGATTCATTACCAAGTGCATCATAAAAAGTCAGGCAACATAAATAAACTCCTGCACCAAATATTCCAGTAGAAGAATAAACTACTGGAGCAGGTGGATTACTCATGCCCCAATTCTGTGCAGTACCATTTAAAATCTTTTTTCCTCTCAAACCATCACTAAAAAACAACTCATTGTTATGTTCATAATGAGCAAAAGTATCACCAAGTATTCCACCTGAAATATCAGTTGTTGTCCAATCAGTATTAACTTTTTTAAGTACCGTTCCATCAACTACAAACTGACCTTGTGAACAAGAAAAACCATATTTCATATTAAGACCACTACATTTCTTTGTGCTTCCATTCCGCAGTTTGATTTTACCTGCATTAGTAAAATCAACACTTACAGCATTTCTAACTCTTGCGTTTGAATCGTCTGAATTAACTGGCAAGGAATAATCTTCCGCACGATTATTCATGCCCTTAAAAGGCCCAAGTGCAAGTTTCATTTTTATCTCCTTTACCTGAGCATTAATCCACGAGTATATGACGGAATCATTAGTTCCAATGTTCTCATAGCTTCAAGGAAAAATCTTTTATATTTAAGCATATTTTTCATTTCATCATCTTTATCATCTTCAAGTCTTTCGTATGCTTTCCACACACCAAAATTAACTAGGAGCGCTTCTTGCAAATGCTCTGGAATTCCATCTGGAGTATCAGCATCATTAACCATATTAACTGGCTTTCTATAATAATGTAATGTTACCGCTGCACTAGATGTAGGAATTCCTTGATAATATAACTTTCTTCCATGTTCAATTATTTCAGAAATCTTACCAGACTTATTTAATAACGGATAAGTTTCTGCAAACTCAATAAATGAATGTGCTATATTAATCTCACTTCCAGTAGATGAAACTGCTAATTGCAAATCTCTATGAAAATTAGTAGGCATCGCTACATAAGCAGCTATAGTTGAAGTATTTACAGTACCTATAGTAAACAATTCTGGCAATGGTGAAGTAAGTGAATTTGGTAATGGATTCTCAATTCCATCTAGCAACGAAGGCAATCCACCAGCAATTTCATAAACTCCCCTATTAATAAAGCCCCCTAAATAATCAAATATTGCAGGATTATCAACAAGAATATTTACTTTATCTATTAGTGATGAAAAAGTAGCCATAATTTTCCTTATAAATCATCTGGCGTTATTGGTGTAGTTATAAAATTTTCTTCAGGTTCAGGTCTATGCACTGGAACACTTTGTTTCTCACCTAACGGTTTCGGATCAGTATAATGTGGATGCTTCTCTTCCCAACAAGTATCAGCACAAACAAACAACTTATCCCAAGTCATTCTGCATTCAGATGCATAACGCTGGAATCCACATTGATCACAAATTACTAAATAATCACCAGGTTTATATGACATTATTCAAAAATCTCCCATGCTTGTCTATAAAAATTATTCCAAGTTTGCCTATGTGGTCTGCCAGGTCTCCAGGCTTCGATGTATTGTGCCCAAGATTTCTCATAGTCATCTTTTTGAGGCAGAGTGTCTGGTAATGTCCATAACAATAAACGAGCAAATGCAGTAGCTAAAGCATCATTATGTTCGATAGCCAAGTAACTTGTAGAAACACTCCTATCGTATTGAAGCCTATCAAGAACTCCTTTGATAATCATGCCAGTTTGATAATGCTGCAAAACTCCAGCTACTCCACCCATTTTCTCAAACTGATAAAAACCTCTTGCTGGACCACCAACTTGCCGACGATAAATAAATCTAGATTCCTGTAAGCCTATTGTTAATAACATAGCTATTGCAGCAGGAGAAGTCATTTGCTTTGGAAGTAAAGCTAATCCAGGATAAATTACAACTTGTAAAATATCAGAAATTTTCATTTAATTATCTTTACTCATATATGTATCCCTAACACTTTCTTGGCAAACACACATTCTCCATTCTTAAGTACCTCAGCAAAGTCATCAAGATTCATAATCCAATAACCTTTCCGCCTAAGATTCCAATTCGGCCAAGAGTTAGGTCCGCCAATCAAACGCTGATGCAAATTAACAAATGTAGCTGCTGTGCAATGTCCCCCAACTACGCCACCAGTCGGAACACTCAATCCATCCTCTCGTGGCTCCATCATTCCATCTGTCCACGCCAGTCCAAGAACTGCACTACCATAATAAGCAATACCTCGGATAACTTCATCAACTGTTTTAGCCCTGCAATATGATTCAATCAATCCCTCTTTCTTGGCGGTCTGCATAGTAGCAGCGAGAGACGTTCCATAGCTAATAGGATTCGATCCAGGTCGTTCAGATCCAGGCCATTGATCATTGTCCTGTACTCTGAAATAAAACTGCAAAGCCCACTCATCTCCAAGCGAACAAATGTTCGGTTCATGCTCAAGGAAAGCAGCAAACCCAAAACCAGCACAAGCACTCCACTTGCGTTGATTAAGTCCAGGATCACTAAACTTCTTAACTCGATACTTGCTAATTAGCTCTCGTTCACTAAGGTCTATACCACCATCTGGTGCAGCCATAGAAAGAAGGTTCGGTGCAGTTGGATCTGGCTGAAAAATAAGACCACATCGTGTGTCTCTAGTTTCTGTTTTGCCATCTTTAAGTATCATAATTGTACCTTGCGAATTTCATTAATGAGTAGTGCCAAGTTACTTTCCTGGGCATCCTTCAAGTCGGATATTGATTTTTCCAAATTACCAAATCTCACTTTACTGGCAATGTCGCGCTCAGTGGAGAGTTCATGACAATTCTGCTGCATACCCAGACAAGCAGGTCTGGTAATAAACCGAGGCTCACCATCAGCGAGTTTGAAGAGATCAAGAACATCTTTAATTGCCGCCCTGAGTTCAGCGATGTCGCTAGCATGTGCTCCCATTTCCGAATTCAGCTGCGAGATCGACGCTCGTGCTACGTTGAGATCATCGAGCTTCTGAGTAAGTTCTGAGATTTTTTTATCTTGCTCATCCACTCGCTCCTTATTCCTGGCTATCGACTCCTTTTCTCTTTGAATTTTACTTCCCAAGCTAATTAATGAAAGTCCCCACCCTACCAAAATTCCGACTACAGCGGCAAGAGCCAAGAAACCGCTCGTCTCAACCATCTAAATCTCCCTTATCGTAAAGTGCGTCCTCGCTGTTCATGTGTCTTTCATCAGGTCGTTCATAATACTTTTTTCGAGCCTCGATCAGTCGCCCCAGTCGGTGCTGTACAACTGGGTTCCACAGCGGATCAATATCCTCGGAACGATTCGTGGAGAACCACGAGAAAAATACCACTCCAATAGTACTGACCGCAGTCAGATACAAACCACTCACTGTCAGCATAAGTTTTATCTTCGGCCAGACGTCCAAGTCAGCGGCATGGATGAGTGAGACACAGTTCAGAAAAAACCTTCCATTAGCTCCTAAGAAAGCAGACAAGTTCTTGGTCGAGCAGGCCCACTCAACGTCATGACAAAGGCCGGCCGGATTGAGATAAACTTTCCCAAAACGGTCAGGAACTATCTTATCTCCCCAGCCACTGCCAGCGCCGAGGAATGTTGGCCACGCTTCTGGTGGCAGATCGTGCGGCCAGATAGGTTCCAGGAAATCCGGAACAGTAAGTTTCGCTCCCCAGCAAGGTATCTCGACAAAGTTCATTTTGTACACACCTTCACTCCGGTTGGGAGTTTTTTGAACCACTCGCACGTGTCGCCAGCTCGGCCGTTGTAATCGAAAGAAAAGCATGGATTACTCATATCACAGTATCGATCTTTAACTCCATGAATTCCTTTTTCATCCTTATCCATCATATGTAAACTTATTTCTGCAATCACCCTCATCTCTCCCTCCAGGAAGTAAAGATAAACCTCAGTCGCAATCTTCGTTTGAATAATTACATATTGGACATCTTGGACCGGTGTATCTGTGCCCGCAGTGTGTGCAGGTCACCATTGCATCGTCACGGTTTTGCTGGTATCTTTGTAAGGAGCATGCAAATAAATACCCCCATGACTGGTTCCGGTGTCGTTATCGCCTTCGCCGTTCGGTCCTATGCCCGGCTTATAGACAAATCCATACATGGCCGCCTTGGAGTTTCGGCTGCAGTTTTCTTGATCCCGGCAGTTCTTCAATGGGTTTTTAATGATGAAAGTCTTGCCACTTGAGAAGGTAAACTTGATCGGTCCCGCCCCCAAATCTTTCCCGCTCTTTGGAATCCTCCATGCTTGCCGCCCGCCGTTGCGAACACCGTAACTGGTATAGGTCGCGCTGTGGGTGTAGCCCTCGGAAGGTTTATCCGGTGTGCCAGGTGTAGTGGCCCCAGAAATAAACGAGTAGTTGGCGCCGCTGGCCATCTTAATAACCATCTTCAATGGTCGGACATATTGAGGGCCAGACTTTGACATGAGAAACACCGGGCAACCCTTATATGATTTCCCCTTCCGTGCCACCTCATTATTGACTGTGACGGCCACAACATCAGTATCTTTCAAAGTCCTGAAAAGGATACATGCCGCGCCGTTGCCCTGATCTGAATCATTTTCCCAGCTTACTGTATAAGGAAAAGGTTTCAGGCCTGCGGGAGGTGGTGTGTCGGTCCATGTATGTTTGCATTTCGGACAGGTTGGCATCTTAGCTCTCCTCGAAATCACCCTGGCCGTCAGTCAGAGTATTCTCATCAGGCCCTTCTGGTTCAGCCACCTCCTCATCCGGTACATCAGGTATCTTCCTGGCAGCTTCATCGGCTAACCCAGGAAGGATGTTGAACGCGTCTCCCAAGACCTCCACAGCCTCAGCCATATCCTCTTTTTTAGTCACTATGACGGAGATGTTGATCACATTACCACCAGGAACACTTGCCTCGGGCTTTCCTCCGCTTGTTCCGGTTTGGCTGATCTTGATCGGTGCCGCGCACCCTGTTAAAAAACCTAATGCAATAATCGCTATCAATGCTTTTTTCATATCATTTCCCCTATTACTGCATATTTCCCAGCGGCACCGTGCCGCGAGATTGCGGTCCAATTACAGCACATTCCCCAACCTGGCAGGCCCCGTCGCACCAATACAACCCCGACACTGCCTCACAAGTTTCTTGTGTCAAACATAAATCAGGATGACCAAAATCACATACTGGGTCAGGTGTGCTTCCTGGATTGGCGTATGCCAAAGTTATGGTGGGGTCAAACGTTTCTGTCAGCAATGTCTGGCTGGTATTGTTATTGTCGTGTAGCCGGTAGCTGTAGCGATACTCCTCGGTCACGATTGCACCGAAATAAACATCCGTTATTCCACTGCTTGCCGGGAGGAAAGAATAAGAGTCTGCTGCCGCACCGCCTTGATAGATACTGCCGACTACCCTGGCCTGGGAGTTGTTGCCGGTCGTGTTATAGGTGTTGGCGTATGTCCGGTAATCTACATCCGAGCCGCTCTTTATAAACGTGTTGCCACTGAATAATGGGTAGCCATTACACCGGCTATAACTGTCACCCAATACCAGATTATACCCGCTGGATGTGACGGTATTGTTGAGCACAAATAGAGAATCAGAACTATTCGCAGAACATGTTATCCCGATTGTATCAGATCCATCGCCAGTTACGGAAATGGTATTGTTCGAGAACGTGGCGACCATGCCCTGAACATACGCCCCAATAAACAGTCCTTTTCCGCCGCCATCTATGTATGCGGTTGCCCCTGTTGGAGAGTATGTGCCAGTGTATCTGTTGTCGGTAACAACGGTGATTTGATTATTATAAGCTACAGTGTCATAGGCATTCCAGGTTTGCCGTATCCCTGTCGCTGAATTGCCTGGATAAGTGGCACTCGGATCGTTCAGGTATTGGCTTCCGTATTCAACCCCTAGTGCTGTAATTTGCATATCCATGATATTTTCATAGATTACCACGTCATGATTGCCAGTTCCCCCTCCGGTCCCAACCCCAATAGGGTGTTCGCCTCGCCCAATTATGGTGTTATCGTGTATGGAGATATTCGATCCCTCATATTGCCCCACGCCAGACGAATTTGTGGCAATTGACCGGATAGTGATATGGTTGCCATACACCTCGGCGTTATTGCCAGTAACAATCCCTCGATGTCTGGTGTTGACAATAGTGTTATTTCGGTATACCGACCCGGTAGCGCTTGATGCGCTTTTTGCTCCTGTCAGAGCCTCAGACCCCTGCATCCGATTCTTGAGGGTGCCAAACTCGTAGGTATCCTCTATTGTATTCTGCTCATACAATCCATAACTCCCTGAGCAAATAATTCCACCAACATCCCTACCCCCATATTTTACATATAGGTTCGCAACGTGAATATTATCTGCTGATCTAGTGCCTGCGAGGTCTGTGCTGTAAGTCCCGATAGGGTTATTCCCCCTGCCGTATTCATTGCCCTCAGACATGGCTGTGCCTTGGATAATTGACCCGTTACGAATTGAAATATGATGTTTATTCCATGCCCCGAAGGTCACTCCTTCGCCTGGATTGACGTTGTTATACGTGATTGAGTAGCCATTTAGGTCGATGACCACGTAATTTGCGGACACAGATATCGCTGTTGAATCCGCGGTGATATTTCCTTGCAGAATATATCGAGTGTTCGCCTGGTTCGCCTGGTATGGGGTTGAGTAGTTCCCCCCATCTACATTGACAGTGTATATGACATCGGCAGCAAACGGGACCTCCTGGAGCGTGCAACTCCCCCAGTTCACAGTCGAAGGATCGCAAGTAGAGCCATCCCCTCCTAGGCCAAAGGCTGAAGAGTACAATGTTAGAAGGAGCAATGTAGTAAATAATTGTATTTTTCTCATTTTTATCACCACGGCTTTGCCGCCTGCCAACCATTCAGTATTGCAAATTTGGTCACCTGCACATAGTCACCGGCAGTCATCGAAAACTCTCCCCGAGGGCCAACAGAGACCGATGTCAACGAGGGTCCGTCGGTCGCTGATAATTCGTCATAATCATCATCCCACGTCCCGTCAGAGTTCACGGAGTGGTCCCGGTTCGGTCTATCCCACGTGTAGGCAATATCAATCCATGTCCCGGCTGTTATGGCAACATCCCCATATGCTGACATAGATGCTGCGCCAATCCGATGATATCCGACGATGTTTCTCGTACTATTTACGGCTATTTTCAGATAATTTGTCGCGTCATAATTGGCCGCGAAAAGGATAGTGTTGCCTAGTGGAGTAGCGTTTACATACACCCTCACCCAAACCGTCTGTACTCCATTGATATCAAGAGGCACCCCGCCACTATTCGGCCATGTGATGTACTCGTTTACTGCGTCTCCCTTGATGCCGATATCGGGAGATCCCTCACCATAATCGGTTCCAATGTCGAGCGCCCCCACTACCGTGCCATCTACTTCAGTCCCGCTACCATTGCAGCCATAATCAGTGCCTGATGTGTGACTACCGTCCCACGCAAAAAGATAGGTGCCGGACATGCAGGATGCGCCGCCGCCTCCTTGCCCCTTCGCCATTCCTATGACACTCATGATCTGCTGACTGCCGGCAAATGACAGCCCCGGAATCAGCAATAAAATCAATACCAGTATGAGTTTTTTCATATCAGTTTCCTGTGTCCGTCCAATGCGTTCCGAGTACCGTCCCAGACCAGCAATAATACCCATCCGCCGAGTAGTATTGGCAGGTGATCGTGTCTCCTGCCGCACTGGTATTGGTTGCCTTATCTCCATCGTCCAGCGTAACCCCATCCAAAATCATTTTATCGGCTGCATTTACGTCCAGGCTGACGACGATATTTCCGATGGTGACAACCGTAAAATTCATTCCCGACAAGACGGCAGGGGCTGTAATGGTTGAAGTTGCAGTTACATATACTGTGCCACCGTAAGCCTCATCCGGTGAGTCGGTACCGATGGTATAACTTGTTGCTGTGCTCGTTGTCGCTGTTTTATGGACCCCCAAAACGTGGAACTCAATATCTCCCTCAACGAGTTTGACCGCCCCTGCCTCATTATAAATCTCTTCAATTCCGCCACCTTGTGGGGAAATGGCTGTATTGTTTGGCAGATCGGATGTCCTGTACCCATCAGCCGCCAAGGTAGCGAGTTTGGTCACGCTGAGGGTATCGGTGGTCTTGTTATAGGTCAGCCCGGCATCGCCGCCGAAAACTCCGCCGTCATTAAACTGGACATAAGTATCCGATCCTCCTGGTGTGCCACTGCCGAATGCAGAGAATAGAACATTCTTCGTCTGCCACTGAGGTGCCGATTCCGAGTCTACGATAAGAACCTTGTCACCAGCAACAGGTGTAGTCTTCGTAGCATAACTGGACTGTGGAGCTTTGAGAGGCATATCCGTCATTTTATTTTGATTTCCAGCACAAGCTGTCAAGGACAACAACAAACTTATCACTAAGAGTTTTCTCATTCCACCACCAATTTTCTAATTGTTGTTTTATTACAAAATGTAATATAGAAATTAAGTTGTAGGACAAATATCTAAAAAAGAAATAGTAATCTTATTCCAAGGTATTCCTAAAGGCCAACCAGCATCATATAAAATAACATAAAAAGTATAAATTCCAGGATCTATATCAAGAGTGCCTAAATTAAGTCGAAGAATTCCACTACCAATACTCCAATCAAACATTGATGCTTGAGCAGGAACTGCTGAAGATATTGTAAGCCCACAACCTTCACGAACTAAGTCTACCTGAGTTATATTGGTCAAATCTATAAAACCATTAGGCCCCATTATAACAATATCCTTAGGATCGTTTCTATCAAGATATACAGTTATAGCTATCATAAGAGTTCCAAAATCCTAATAGGTGTTACATCCATAATTTCTCTATGAGAATCAATTGCATCAATAAGACGTACAGAAGATGAATCCACTAAGTATCTTTGATTTACAGCTGGAATTAGACTTGCAGAGCCGTTATATGCAACATAACCACTGGTAGTATATGAGCCATCTCCTGCCATTAATGCTCTGATAAGTATGGAAAAAGCTTCAACACCAGCAGAAGTATAATTTCCTGAATCTGCACTAAAATCAGTAAATGTTCCAACAACTAATGAACCATCAACTCCAGTAATTCCTACAGCCTTATAAGCAGCTTCAACAGCTCTAGCTACAATTACAGAAGCAGGTATTCCAGTTATTGCTATAGAGCCATTATCACTATGTAAAGATCTAGTTATTGTTAAAGTTGTATTTTCACCACTAGTTACTACTTCTCCAGCTTCAGCAATTAATGATAAACCTGAGGCTAAAGTTGCAATCTGTCCTGAAATACTGAAACTTTCAGAACCAGCAAAAACAGACAGATCAACTCCAATCAATTCTCCTGATATAAATATGATACCAGGATTAGCATATACAATTTTCTCAGCAGTAATTAGATCAAAATCAACTGCATAGCCTTCAATTATATAGCTTTCTGATAAAGCTTCTATAACATGAGATGTTACAATTGTAACAGCATAACCACTAAGTATAACTGTTCCGTATGCTGCATCAAGTACTCGTCCAACATTAGTTGAAGCAATATATCCTACTAGACTAGTAGCAGCTGGACCTAATATAAGCACTCTAGTTGCAGCTATATTAGAAATACTTCCTGATGTAGATAATGTTCCGCTATTTAATAGAACTGTTCTTGTAGTAGTTATAGCAGAAGTAGACCCTGAAACTTGTACTACTCCAGAATCTATAGGAAAACTTCTAGATAAAGTCTCAGTTACACTTACACCACTGGTAGTAATCTCTCCAGCCGTAGTAGTAAGAATCTTATCTATAGTCAGAGATGCATCCTGACCAGAAACACTTAATGTACCGGAAGATAATTCCCAAGATCTACTAAAGACTATATCTAAGCCATTTATTACTGTATTATCTGAATTGGCTTGAAGAATTTGTTCTGCAGCAGTTAAGTCAAACTCAGTTACATAGCCTGTAATGTCATATGGACCATATAAAGCTGCTATAACATAAGTTGTCCTAGCGGTGGCTTCTTGCCCAGTAATGACTACTGTTTCAGAAACTGCGTTAAGATCATTTACCTGCCTGCTTAAAGTGGCATTAACTCCAGAAAAACTATATGCAGTAGACTCTGTATAGAGTGTCCGATCTACTACTGTAGTAGCAGTCCTTCCTGAAATCTGTGTTGAACCTACATCAGCAGTAGATGTAAAAGTCTTAACAAAATCTACTGATAATCCAGTAATTGCAACAATTCCTGGTAAGGCTACAATCTGCCTTACAATTACACTTGTACTATCTGTACCAGTAATATCTATTGATCCAGGTAATGCATATACAAGAGCATCTGTGAATATTAAATTCCCTAAAGAATCTAATATTGGATCTCCTAAATCATCCCGAAGAATATTATCAAACTGAGAAAAGCCTGTAACTAGAATTTCACCAGGGTAAGAAATTTGTCCAGCAAATATAGAAAATTCTGCATATATTCCTGTAAATGTAATTACACCAGTATCAAATTCTCCTTTACGAACACTAGTAATTGTTGCTGCAGATCCAGAAAGATTATTTGCTCCAGGAGCAGTTGATAGATTTCTCTCTGCAAAAATACTTGCAGGAAAATCTCCAATTAAGAGCTCTCCAGATTCTAAATTAAATCCTGATACTACTTCAAACGATACTTCTAATCCTGTAATTACTACACTAAATACCATTACAGGTAATATGTACGGACCATCTGTTAGTATCCAATCTCCATCACTATCCAGAATAGCATTGCCATCTGAATCATACAGAACACTATCAGTAATTACTGAAGATACATATGTTAATTCAGCACTTATTCCTACAACAAGAATCTCACCAGGATCAGCAGAGATTTCTTTAAATCTCTCAAACTCTACAGCAAGTCCAGTTATTTCTATAGAACCTAAAGCAGCAACTAAATCATATGGCCCACCAGTAAGGATTTGATCACCAGTACTATCAGTAATATCCTCCCCTGTAGAATCAGTAAGAACATTATCTCCAGCTTCTGCAACTCCTAATTCGAATGAAACATCAACTCCAGTTACAACATAACTCTCAGTCCCTACTGAGATGTTACTATCTTTGCTAAGTATCGGATCAACACCAGTAAGTGCCATTGCACCTGGATTACCAGTAACATTAGCTAATCTAATTACCGAACCTAATGCACCTGAAATAACTTGAGCCACAGGCTCAGCATTCATTGCCGGAGATTCGTAATATACTACTAAATAAACATGATCTACTGAACGAGCATAACTACCAACATTAGACGGCTTGAGCAGAACTCCAAAGGTCGAAGCATTGACTTCAGAAGCAGTAAGAGTGTTACCAAGAAGATCTGCTTCTCCGCCAACAGTGAATGTCTGATCAGTATTTGCTACAGTTGCAGAGAATGCTGATGCCGTGCCGACGCCTGCTGAACCATCCTTGGTGAGTTGAACAGTCAGCTCTCGACGAGCAGTGTTATTTCCTGATCCTTGATACTCAGTAACAATCTCAATACCTAATATTGTACTACTAACAGGAATTGAGAATCCGAATCCAGTCGCTGCCATAATGGCAGTAGTCAGCGATGCTGTAGCTCTCAGATCATTAGAGCTATAAACATTGGAGACATTGCTCCAGCCAGTGACTATGCTGGCTGAAGCGGTAGGATTACGGGTCGAGGATGCCATATTAGGCGATGGTCATGATCGTGCCAGGAGAGGCATTATTAAACTTGACCGTGAAGGTTTCAGTATCAGCTAATGTAATAGACGATCCATAATCCCACCAAGAAATAAGTGCATCAGCTGGAGAGGTTGCAGTATCATTATACAGGATCGCATACCTGAACGGGCCTATACCACCAGATGTAGCAGTAAAGACAACCTGCGTTCCAGAGATGGTCATCGTACCGCTAGCTTCAGACGTAGTAATCGTCGTAGCTGTAGGAGTATAACCATTTGCCGCTGCAGGAGCAGCATGATTAGTTACCGCATCAAAAGATACTTGAGTGTTGACTGGAGCGACGTTAGTCAAGGCAATCTTGAAAACATGTGCTGAAAAATCATGCTTCCCCTTTGCCAACTGCTCTGCAAAATCCTGAAATTTATTATACGTTGCCATATCTCACCTAAATTGAATTTTTAAATTTTACTTACTTCAAGAATTATTGAATAAGAATCTCCAGCAGTATGGCCTACCGTAGTAAATAACAAATCTCCAGTAACACCACTTCCAGCATTATTTTTAATACCACCAAAATCAGAAAAATCCAAAAAGCCTGTTTGATTTGCTGCAATAGCATATGCAAGAACATCTGTTGTAGCATCCCAAAGCATTCGTACTGCCATACCATCAGTAGTAAACCAAATTTTATTAATAGTTACTTTAGTTGGAGCATCTACCAATGTACTAACATCAACTTTTACAACAGCAGACTCACCTGTTCCATCAGAAATATTAGTAAACTTTAAAATAGATTTTTTCGCTCCATCGAAAATTGTTTGTGAAGTTATTGCATCAGCCATAATATCACCTATTAACTAACAGTACAAACACTAGATATCAATAAGGAACCATCAGGCTTAATAAAAACAACCCAATAATCATCGGCAACAGCAGTAATAGTCAGTCCCAATAATCCGGCCGCAGTAGTCGTAAACAAGCTCGGACCTGCACTTCCAAGATTCTTAAGTGCACCATTAGTCAAGACAGCTAAAGTCGTATCAGCTAAATCAATTGTTAGTCCAGTAGCTACTTCACTTAAGTAAAGCAATCCAGATACCGGAGCCGTAAGAGCATTACCAGAAACATCTTTGAAAGCAAATTGAACTGCACAGGAACCTGATGCAGGTGTAGCAGTAGTAGTTACTGATGCGAAAGCAGGAAAGATTGCATTACCTTCAAAAGTCGGACCAGTTTTACCAAAAGAATATTTTCCCATTTTACCACCCTTTCCTTAGAGTAGCGTTGGAAGATTGGGGCCTTCCAACGCCAGTATTAAAATTTAGTCTTGACCGTTCACTTATGAACACCAAGTTATCATGCAGCACCAGGTGATCCAAAAATACCTCGCGGATCAGACCAACCAAACGAACCACGGAAAGTCGCTTTGAACTTTGCATTCTCCGTATCAAAGTCATTCTCAGTTCCAAACGCATCCGGCCGCCTTTCCATATACTTCAGGCCATCAGGACAGTTGGTCTTAATAAACCATGCATCACTATCAGTCAGGTAATGATTCACAGCAATGCCCTGCGGAAACTTCTTCGATGCCCGAATTGCATTGATATCATTATTTGCGCTGCCGGACTGTCCAATAGATTCGAGAATCCGCATAGCGTCAAACTCAAGAGCCGTGGGGATGATCAACTTTTGGGGCATAATCGCAATCTTGAGCCCACGATCAGTAGTGAATGCAGCAATGTCAATACATGCCTGCTCGAGAGCAGCCTCACTAAGATCTGCAGCAGTCGCAAGTTCATTCCGCCACGTACCACCGGACTTATTTGGATGATCAGTAGCACAAAGCTCCTTACCATCAGAATTAGTCCCCATAGTATAAGCAGCAGTAAACGCCCGATTGAGTATGTTTGCTCCAATGATCTCTTTGGTCTGTCGAATGGAGAAGGCCAGAGCATTTGCACGACGCAGAGCAACCGTAACAGCTATACCATCTTCATACATTTCCCGAGTAATAATAAACCCGAGGCCGTACGTTACATGAGTATAGCGACTAACAAAGCCCTGCTCCTGCTCATCATACGCAATCCCTGCACCTTCAGTCTTCACCGCAGCAAGACCGAAACCAGTTACACCAGCTTCCTCTTCGAAAGCCTTTGTAGAGTTACCCTTTTCAAAAATGTCCAAATACTCAATCGGATACTCTTTATATTTCTGACCGAACCAAGTCTTGACCCCAGGCACCAGATCTTTTGCAAAATTACTAGTAGTAATAATACCCATTTGTAAGCTCCTTTAAATGATGATTAAATAGCAGAAGTTAATAAGCAACTAATTAAACATCAGTTGAAATAGTCAGGCCCAGCTCATGCTCTCCGAAAAGAATTTCCCACTT